ACCACGATCCGCTGACCGGAACGATGCGCTTCGACGACGATCTTCATCACTCCCAAAGCGTAGCGCAGCAGGTCTGTCATGGATCGGCCCGTCTGAAAAGCCATGCGTTGAAAATCCGCGAACGAGGCTTCGGTGAGGATGAAGTTTAGCCTTCGGCTCGCGGGCTTCGCCACGGCCGGAGAGACATCTTCTTGCGTGAGTACCATAATTTCCAGTTCTCCTGGCCGTATTGGCTGCGGCATACTACCGCCATAGCCGGTATCGTTTCCAGGCCCTTTCCCACAAGTCCGACGGAACGTCCGAGGGACGCTCGACCGGCAAGTGTCTTTCCGCCACGATTTCCCGGGCGGTCCAGTTTCCGCAGGCCACGCCGACCCATGGCAACGGCCAGTTTCCGTCACCGGTCAGTTCGGCGGCCACATCGGGCAATTCCCGCTGATCCTCCGCCAGGGTCGACACCGGGGTATCGAAGCCCAGGGCGCCGCGGGCGGCCACGCGCGCCGCCCATTGAGGCTCTCCGCGCTCCAGGCATTCTTCGATTGCGATCCGGGATTTCAGCAAGAGTTTTGGATACCCGCCGCCGCTGGTTTCCATCGCCGGGCAGATCCAGTCGGGCTCGATATCCAACCAACGCCAATCGCGGACGTGGCCAGTGAAGACCGCGAAGTTCGACCGCCACGGTCCGAGAACCGGGTAGGCCGGAGCTTCGAGCAAAACCGGGACGATTGCGGCGTCCGTCTTCCCCGCCGCCGGATACTCCGGCGCAACCCGGCCATTCGACGGATCGTACACCGTTCCCTGGACATTCGATTTCAATCCCGGGCGCCTCTTCCGCAAGCGCGCCAAGGCGACCGCCAGCATGTGCAACAAGGGGGACTCCGTGACGCCTTCCCCCGCCAGGACCACGGACCGCCGGGAGGCAATACCGCCCTCGATCATCGCGATCAGGTTTTCGATGAGCGGTTCCATCGCCACGGGGTCGGCGGCGGGGGGAGTCAGCGGACGCCCGTAGCACGTGTAGGGCGGCCTTGGCTGTGACTCGTAGGCCTGGGCGCAGGTTTCGCAAACATCGAGGTGGACGCTCATCGCGTCCCACAAATCCTCGGAAGCGATGTGTCCACGCGCGAACTCCCGCCAGGACTTGGCGCCGTAGTGCTGCTGCTCCTCCGGCGGCTGTTGTTGTTGCGGCGGCACTGGCTGCCGGTTGTCATCCGCCTTGGGCGCAGTCATGGAGAGATTCACTCGCATTGTCGTCGGTGTATTCATTGTCACGCGGCCGCGGCCCCGGTTGATAGGTCGAGAACTCGGGCGGCAGTGTGACGATGAACGGATTTTGCGCAAAGTCCATGCGCTCGTTCGTCTTGACCCACAACACGCATCCACTTTCAATGGTCTGCGGCTTGCGGCTGAAGCGCACCGGCCAGTAAATGCCTCCGTCAGTCCGGATGCCATACTTGCCACCGATGCCAATTGCGCCGTGGTCTTCCAATGAGCGCAATACCGGCGCTAGGATCAATCCGGGGACGCGCTCCGTGGCGTCCCCATCGTGCAGCATTTCCAGGCGGAACTTGTCGTTCTCGATCACTGCGACCGGGCGCTCCAGCTCTTGCCACGGGAGCGCGAACCAGGTTGCGGTCGGGCACGTCCCGCGCCGACCGTCGATCACTGTGCGGTAGCCTGCCGCTTCTACCGTGATGAATGTGCTGCTGTTCAGGCTGTCCATGCAGCGTTTAAACTCTCGGGCGTGTTTCATGTTCGTTTCCTTTCGTCCTACGCTTCGTCAATCGCGGTCAGGATTTCAGATCGATCGTCCTGATCCAAGTTCTCGTCGCCGGTCCAGATCGGAGCGGCCATGCTGTTGATCAGTACGCGCCCGGTCTCGCCGCGCAGCGTCCAACGGTACTCGTCGAGGTTCCTTTGGTTCGCGCCGGTGCTCCCGGCGCTGTTGTGGTCTTGGCTGATGAGTTCGATGGTCATGGCTTTCTCCTAATCTACTTATCGAACTCGGCAACCCAGTACTCAATACCCTCGGAGGAGCCGTACTCGAAGTCCAGCGGCTTCCCGGCTACGGCTTCGATGGCGGACTGGGCCTCTTCAAGCGTCGCGTAGCTTCCGGTGGCGGGAGCGCTGGGGCCGTCCGCTTCGGTAACGCGGAGGATACCCTCGTCGTTCGCAATCTGATATCGGTAAGTGTTCATATCGTTTCCTTTCGTCTTGCTAAACCGTCAAGCCGTGGCGCCCGCAGGCGCCCTAGCTTCGCGGCTCAGGCTGGGAGCAAACTGATGTCCATTTCGAGGTCCATCATCGCCCGCCGTACGTTGCCCTTGGCCCGCTTCACGATATCGCCGAACTTCGGCCACATCGCCACATCCAGCTTCATCGGATCGATGCCAGCTTCCGCAGCTTCCGCCCGGAACACGTCCTGCAAAAACTGGCTCATGTTGATCGCATCGGAGTCGAACTCCAGCGTACGGCATCGGGATACGAACCGATCCTCCAGTCCTTTCGTCTCGTTCGCGGTGAAGATGAAGATCGTATTCGGCGGCGGGTTTGTCGCATCCAGGACGCTCAGGAACGCGTGTTGCGCCGGCTTGGACATCTGGTCCGCTTCGTCGATTCAGGACCAGGTGGAACTCGCTCCCGAACATTGGCACGTAGCAATCACTTGGCACGTTCGCCTGTTTCGTCCGGAGTTCCAGCGTCACGCGCTCCGCTTCGATGCGGCTGGACCATTCAGTGTCGGCTTCACCAGCAAGGCGCGGATCGCATCCGCCATCGAAGCCGTGAACCATGCGGGGGAATTGGTCATGCTTGGTCATTGTGGCGTCCTTTCGTCCCCGTCGATCTCCAAGTGGCGGAAGTATGCTCCGTCAGTGGTGATCCCGTACATCTGGATGATTGGCGAATCCTCGCTGACAACTTTGACGATGCGCCCTTTCCCCTTGAATGCTTCAGCGTTCCACCGTTGGGCGACATCCAAGCTGATAGCCTGTCTGGAGCATTCGTTGGGGTTCGACCACAACCTGTTCCAGTCCGCAAGTTTTACTTTGTCCATGGTTTGGTTCCTTTCGTCCTACATCCAGCGATGCTTCAGAGCGTACCCGCCGTCAGAGTGAACCCACGGCCCCGTGGCGCATGCCTCAGAGCAAACGTTGTACGCGTGGTGGCCATTGCTGCGAGTCCATCCGGCGGCCGTGAACTCTTTGCGGCAAACGATGCACTGGTTCTGCCGGGCGGAGCTGTAGGCGTTATTGTGATCGTTCGACGGGCAGGTTTTCGGATCCTTGCAGACGTGCGGGTGATCGGCGTTGAACATCTTGCGGGACATCTCGTAGACAGCGGCGAAACCCATGTCCATCCCGCATCCGCTCATCTTCAGCGCTTCGCGCTTATTGTCATACCCGCTTCCCACATCGGCGCGGGATGCCAGGTGAGTGACCCGGCGCGGTTCGCCGTTCTCGATCACGTACAGGTCAATCCAGCGCATCATGCCGGACCGGCTCACGCCACGGAGCACGGTGTAGACCGTATCTCCCGCGTTCAGCGTCTCGCGAAGTTCCGCAACCGCTGCGGCAATTTCGGACTGCTTATGTTTCGTCATTTTCGCTTCTCTTTTCCCGCGGCTCGCTTGCCGCTTGCTATCGTGATTCGATGATGCGATGGAACGCAAAACTAGTCAATAGAAAAGAATTGCATGATAGTGCAAGTGCTTGAAAACAAACGTGAGATAGTCGCAACAAAGAGCGCATGAAGAGGTGAGTGAAGCAAATGCTAGTATGCGGCGCTAAAGCCAACGCGAGTGCGCATATGCGCGGGGCATTGACTTGGGATACTCAGTATGTGACCATGTGGCCATGACCAAGCCCCCTATTGAGTCGAAAGATATTAGCGGTAGAGCTTCTGTGGTGCTCGCCATATGCTTGGCGAATTGCAATGGCAAGGACCTGGGCAAGCGGCTTGAAATGCACGTCTGGCATGAGCACGGCAAGGCCACTGTTTACTATGTCGTGGGTGGAGGCATTGGGACTCTAGACTTCAATGAGGCATTGGCGGCATTCAACGCATTCGCCGTCGAGTCCCATGGCTAAGTGGCGCGAATCCTGGGACCTTGGCACCGTGCCTGAGGCGCGGCTGGTGAGTGAGTACAAGCGGCGCCTGGTGATGCGGCGGTGGAGCGGGCCAAAGGCGGAAAAAGCGGAAAAGGCGGAAAACCCGGAAAAAGCGGAACCGCAACGGAGGCTTACCGCGCTGGAGGAATACTACGCGCGCAGAGAGGCGATGAGGAAGGTATGATGGCAGATTTACGATCAAGCACATGGAAAACCTTTGCCGATCCTGACTGTTTGGGAGCATACTGTCATCAAGTGCGCGATTGATTGGGACTACCCCGAAACGGCCAGCTTAGATGCTGGAATGAACTTCGTTAGAAGCATTACACTCTGGCTAGAGCGGAACACACCCGTGCCAGTGGAACGGGTCGCACACTTCACATGCGGAACGATACCGAGTCCTGAGAGGGCACGCGGGAACCAAGGCAATACGTCAAGAGCCAAGGGAATCATGCATCGTGGGAGGCCGGAAGTCACAGCGACGGCCTCAGAGGAAACTCTTTCCTCGACACAAGCATAAGGGATCGTTGTACCTATCTGCCGAAGGCAAGCAGCGAAGCGCATCGCGCGAGTCGCATTCCCCCTCCCCCGTCCTTGCTTTCGGCCTCTCCATACCCCTACAATTCGTAGTAGACCTCATGGCCGCTAAAGCCCGCACGGATCCTCATCTGCCAGCCGCGGCCGTTCGCGCCATAGCCGCTAAAGCTTCCGAGCTCGGAAGCACCTCAAAACAAACGGCTTTCGCAACCCTGATTGCAAGCGGACTCACGCAAGCCGAAGCGTTTCGACGCGCGTATGAATCAGGCGCAGAGCCAACTTCGTCTACAGTCTACGTCCAATCCTCCAAGCTCGCTGATAACTCCAAGGTTATGGAAATGGTGCAAACTGGGAGGAATGCGGCGAATCTTTTAAATGCGTCACGTGGCTTACAGTGGCGAGAGAAGATCGACGACAAACTCTGGGATCTCGTTGAAAAGAAAGACATTCGAGACGCAGACCGTTTAGCGGCCATGAAACTGGCTGGCTCAATGGTCCATGTGCAAGCGTTCGCGAAGGCCGCGGATGCCAAGGATGCAGCAGCCGCGAACCTCACAGAGGCGATGAGGTCTTTCTTTTCAACAGCTTCGGAGTCAGGCATCGTGATCGACATCACTGCGGAATCTCTTAGGATTATGCAAGTCGTTGATTCCATTGCTCCAGGGCCTGACGAGTGGGATGGAGTGCATGAGGGGAGCGATTGAAACCTCAAGCGGCCAAAACGACCTACCGGCCCCTTTCGAACCCCACCCACCCCGGGAGCCCCTCTTGCACGGGTACGCGCGCGCGTTACGTAACTAACACTATTTCCCATTCAGTATCAGAGGCTAAAGTTGGAGTCCGAGAGGAAGGGCGGCTAGTGCCCAAACGGAAAACGAGTGTAGTAGTTATCCAGGCAACACTCCTGCAATGAGTTTTGGAAGAAAAGTGCGAGGTTAAGAAAAAATAATATGTACCAAAGTTGCGAGGGCAAAAGAGTGAGCGAGATTACAATCAACAGCGGATTCAACACGGCCGGCAGGGTTGTGAGATGCACATGCTGCGCGGCTTGCGCGGCGGTTTGTGAGGGACTATGACCAGCCATGAATTGATCAACATATTAACCAACGTCACCGAGGATGGAAGGATCACGCCTGAAGAGCAGGCCGCCTTCACCGTGCTCATCGACAAAGCGCGGCAACGGGAAGCCGATGATCTGAAGCGAAGGAAAGATCGGGCCGTGAAGTCGCTTGAATGGTGCCTTCATGGTGATTCCGTCAAGCTGTCCAGCCTTGTTCACTACTTGGGGGAAGCTGGCATCCAGGTTACCGACGACGCTCTAGAGGCTCCACCAAAGCCTGACCTCTGCCTGAAAGAATGCGGCATCACTGTTACCGGGCTGCCGCTGGATCAGAAGCCCGCTCCCCCGGAGCCCGGCCTCTGGGCCTCGCTGCGAAGGTGGCTGTGGTGAAGATTGAGATCATTGTGAGCCGTGGGAATCCCGGCGTGCTGCACCACACGCTCGTGGCGACTGGCGATGTCGAGGACAAGGATATCCTGAAGGCGATGGCGCTGAAGTTCGCCCCGTTGGAGGCGATTGAGGAGTCGGTCGAAGAGCAGTCCTTTGGACCGGCATATGCCTCGATTCGCGCGCGATGGATCACTTTGAAAGGCCACTCTACGATCTGCCGGACGGGGGATGGCGGGAAGAAGCTTGCGAAGAAGTTTGCTGAACAGAGGAGAATGTGATGATTTCTGCAATGAAAGAACTTCCGGATGGAGGTGTTAGGTGAGCGTCACAGCCACGTATCTCTGCGATTGCTGTGGGACTGTAATCGCTTCGGAACGTGGGGCAACACTGGCAGACATCCCCGCTTTTCGCAGTTTGCAATACCTCCCTATCAAGGGCCAGTTCTGTGATCCTTGCCAGGAAGTTATCAACCATGACCCCGTGATGCAGGCTGCCTTCCTGCGGCTCGAACAGATTAGGAATGACGGGAAGGCGCCGAAGCTGACGCTGCCTGACCCCAATGGGATGTTGGTAATTTCCTACGATGACTAGAGAAGATATGAAAGACGCTGACGGCGGAGAGGAACCACTGTCGTACGTCTTGAGAATCGCCGGGGAAGAGGCGTACAAGATGGAAAGCGAACTCTACTTCTACCAGATGCGGGCGAACCGATACAGGGATGCGCTGGAGGAGATTCGCAATATGGCTGCCAATGGGGCGGTTGCGATAGGCGCCGCAATCAGGGTGGCTGAGGAAGCTGTCAAGTTTCCGTACGACATCAGGGAAGTGCCGAAATGAGCGAGTTCGCGTACGAAGGCGACAAGCTTCCAGGCCCACCGCCCGGAGCGATTCCGCCGCATCTCTCGCAGTGCCACGAGATCGTGAGTTGCCCGCCTGAGATTACGCAGGTGCCTGAGCCTGCGACGTGGATGCTGTTTGCGATTGCCGCCATTACGGGGCTGATTGTGCGGAGGTTGCGGAAATGAACAGACGTACATTCTTCGGGGTGATCGGAGCCGCGGCAGTAGCTCCGAGCTTGCCAGCGCTGCCCGCGAGTATTGGGGCTCGACCGCGCGACATCGTGCATTGGACTTTCCCAATCGCAACAGCGGAGGAGATAGATGCCATCATTGCTAAGCTGATCGAGATGGGAGGAGACCCGCAGTTGATTGCGAGTACTCGCCGCACCGTAGGAGACGGCATGTTCTACGCTATGTTCCGCGACGAATTGGCGTTCATGTCCGCGCACCAGGAGGGAGCGCCGGCGTGAAGGATAGCCAACGAATGAGCAGGAAAGAGTGGCGCGTGGCTCAGAAGCGGGGGCGTAAGCTGCTGGTGTCTGTGGGGTGCTTTGTCCCTGAATACCATGACGATTGCGAAGAATTCCCGAGCTACCACGATGAGGCGGCTCTCATCGAGATGCCGAGCGCGAAGCTGGAGATTATTGCGGTCGGCAATTACAAGGGATCCTATTTCGCCATCCTGGAGGGCGGCGTTATCATCAGGATCCCGATACTGGTTCACGACGAGATCCTGAGGGTTCATGCGGAGGATCCGGAATGACGGAGCAGGAGCTTGAAGCATGACAGCGCAGCAGCTTTATAAGTGGCTCCAGGAGATCCCGTATCGCGAGCGGAAGAACAGCCAAGTGTGGATGGATACGCTTGGCTCCGATGTGGCAGGGCAGGCTCCTGTGGTGACGGCGCAACTAAGGGACAACGACGGCGACGGGATCGCGGATAGGGTGGAGTTGATTTACAAATGACTGACGCGGCATACATCAATGCTCTGGAGACGGCATCAGTGCAGGTATGGGAATGACCGTGCGCCAAATGGCATCCGTCGTACATGGCCGATTGGCTCCTACAAGGACAATGGCTGTGCTTAAAGCGTATTTTGATGAGAGTGGCTTTGAGGGGCCGGTCTTTACATTGTGTGGTTTTGTGGCAACAGAGGCTCAATGGGAGAAATTTGACGAGCAATGGAGGAAGCTTCTTGCTTCTCCGTGCTGTTTCGAAGTTTCGAACCTAAAGGCACACGCTGCCGCCAAGGTTTGCGCGCCACTCGATTACCTACATGCCCAAGAAATGGAAAAGCTTGGAGTTGGAAGATTCCGCAGAATCGGGCAGCGCAATCGGAACTACCTAATTCGAGGCTCTGTAGACTTGATTCTATCTTCTGGAATCCTCGGAGTAGCGAGCGGTGTTGTCATCAAAGACTACAAAGAGCACTTGTCAGAACGGGGCAAGAAGTTGGTGGTGAGCCCATACCTGCTATGCATGCAATGGGCAATAATGGAAATTTCTCGAATGTCGGCTGCCTTCATGGGAGAAACAGAGAATATTGCTTATGTCTTCGAACGGCAAGAGGTTTGGGCACAAGAAGCTCACCGGCTGTTTGATGACTTACGGAAAGATTACCAAGATAAGTATCGTATGGGGACTCTGACATTTGCGGACAAGCACGAATTCACCCCGCTTCAAGCAGCGGACGTGCTGCGGGCGCATGTGGAGGATTTGTGGGAGGAGCGGCAGTGGCCATGACCGACAAAGACCCGCGCCCCGAAATGGCGAACCAGATCGCACGCTTCAGCGCGAAGATCAAGAGCGTCTGGCACAGGCTGGACATCACCCTTCGCGCGAAGGCTGTCGCGGTCATCAACCAGGGGACGCAGGACCTGCATGTCGAGTCTTGCCGGCGGGATTTCCTCTACTACGTCAAGTCGATGTGGACGCCCATCGGGATCCCTGAGGCGTACAAGGAGGGCGAGCATCATCGGCAAATGGCCGATGCCTTCAACCGCATCGCTGATGGGTCCCTGAAGCGCCTCATCCTCGCCATGCCGCCGCGTTCCGGCAAGTCCACATTCGCCAGCGTGGCTTTCCCGCCTTGGTACCTCGGCAGATTCCCTGGCCGGTACGTCATGCAGATCTCGAACGGAACGGACCTGGCCAAGAACTTCGGATCCAAGGTAGTGGACATGTTCTCCACGGACGAGTTCAAGGAGATCTTCCCGGGCGTCAAACTCTCGAAGAACACGAAGAGCAAGAGCGTGTTCAACACGAACAAAAAGGGCCGATACATCGCGCGATCGCTCGGCTCGAAGGTTGCCGGTGAAGGCGGCCATGTGATCATCCTCGACGATCCGCACTCCGAGCAGGACGTCGTCAAGATGGTGACGAACCGGGCGATCTGGGAGGATGCCTGGCAGCGGTTCCTTGGCCTACGCCAACGCTCACAGCGTGGCAGTGGCGGCGTGGCGATCATCGTCATCGCGACCCGCTGGAACTCCAAGGACATCACCGGCAGATGTCTGAAGCTGATGGCCGATGGCAAAGAGAAGTGGGAAGTGATCGAGTTCCCAGCGATCCTCGACGAGCACACGCCCAACGAGCGCAGCTTCTGGGAAGAGGGCGCTCCCCTTGAGATGCTGCGGACGGAACGCTCCATCCAGCCGAACTGGAAGTGGAACGCTCAGTACCAGCAGAAGCCCATGGATGAGGGGGCGAACATCATCCGGCGGGAGTGGTGGAAGGACTGGGCTCCGAAGGACGACGCCGGGCGCCCGAAGTTCCCCAAAGTCCACTACGTAATCCAGTCGTGGGACACCGCGCAAAGCTCCAAACAGATGGCCGATTTCTCCGCTTCGACCACGTGGGGCCTGTTTTACGCATCGCCTGAGGACGAGCGCCGGAAGCAGTCGAGCATGATTCTTCTAGACGCCACACAGGGCCGATGGGACATGCCCGCGTTGCGGGACAAGGCCGTGATGATGAGCGGTCGGTGGAAGCCGGACGTGATTATCGTGGAAGAGAAGCAAAGCGGCAACGCCTTGCGCTCTCTCCTGGATGAGCTTCACATCGACACCGTTGGATTCGTCCCGTCTCGCGGATCGTTCAAGATGTCGAACGACAAGATGTCGCGCCTGCACTCAGTCTCGCCCATCTTCTCCGAGGGGTTGGTGTACGCTCCGCTTGACGAGGCATACGCCCAGGACGTCCGGGAGTCGTGCGCGATGGCTGGATTCGGCGGAGCCGACGATCTCGCGGACACCGTGACTATGTGCATGAAGCACTTCAGGGAAGGCCGCTACATCCAGTTGCCCGGCGAGCTTCGCGTCATGCGCGAAGAAGAGGAAGAAGCGAAGAAGCGCCCCGAACGTACTACCGTTGGCTACTGGTAGGGGACTTCCCACCCACGCGCTTCGCGCGACTCAAGTAGTCCTCAAAGTCTGAAATCAGCACCCTCACCGACCCGCCGATCTTGTAGTGCGGGATCGCCCCCTCACGGACTCTCCGATACCAGACCTGCGGCTGTTCGCTTGTCCATTTCGCCAGTTGCGCGACCGTGCAGAACTCCCTACGCTGTTTCTGGATGACCGCAAGAATAGGCATATACATACCACTATATGTGATATCTTGCGTAGTTTCAACGACCTATCTCTATCGCGCCGCTCACTTTGTATCGTAGAGTTCCAGATAGTGGACATAACTCCGATCCAGGACGAAGAGCGGGCTGGAATCTTCAGGGACATCCTGGCTTCTATGGAGGAATCGGCTGAGCCGGGCGACTCCATCGAAGTGGAGATTGAGGTCGAAGGCGAGACTCCGGAAGATGAAGAGGAGCCTGAAGTCGATTACGCGATAGTGCCTCATTCGGAGAACCTCGCGGAGTACCTCGAAGATGAGGATCTTCGCTCCATCGCGCTCGAAGCAGTTGAGCAATACACGGACGATCTCGCGTCGCGCGCCGATTGGGAAAAGACGTGCAAAGACGGCATGGAGTATCTGGGCCTTGAACTCAAGGGGCCGAGATCCACGCCGTTCCTTGGAGCCTCTTCCGTCGTTGATCCCGTCATCACCGAAGCGATCATCCGCTTCCAATCCAATGCCATTCAGGAAGTCTTCAAGCCCGGAGGCCCGGTAAGGCAAAAGATCTGGGGCGCTGTGACTCCGGAGGCCATCGAGTCCTCGGAACGTAAGCAGGACTTCATGAATTTCATCCTCACTACAAGGGTGAAAGACTACCGCATCGAGACGGAGCGTCTGCTTTGGGACCTGGGATACTGTGGATCGGCATTCCGCAAAACATACAAAGACCCGGCAACCGGCAAGCTGACGCCACGCTACCTCCCCGCCGAAGACGTCATTATCCCGTATGGCTACCCAAGCCTTTGGCAAGCCCCTCGCTACTCCCTCGTTCACCGCTACTTCAAAAACGAACTGAGACGCCTGCAAATCAACGGATTCTACAGGGATGTCGAGATTCCAGCGCCCGCGATGGAGACTCGCGGAGAGTTCAAGGAAGCCAAAGACAAGGCCGCGAAGGAAACCCCGAGCACTCTCGATGGACGGCACCAAGTCATCGAGATGTATTGCGAACTCAACCTCAAGCATTTCGACGACGAAGATGGCCTCGCCTCTCCCTACATCGTCACGTTCGAGCTTGAATCGCAGACGATCCTGTCCATCCGCCGAAACTGGGATGAGATGGACGACGAAAAGACCGCGCTCCACTGCGTAACCCAGTACACTTTCATCCCAGGCCCGGGCTCCTATGGCTTCGGCTTCATCCACCTGATTGGGAATCTCGCAAAAGCCGGGACAAACATGCTCCGCATGCTGATGGACGCGGCTGCCTGCGAGAACTTGCCTGGCGGTCTATACGACCGGCGCATCCGGATGAACGAAGGGGAAATAAGCTTCCAGCCTTTCGAGTTTGCTGGGGTGAGCCTCATGGGGGATGGCACTTCCCTGCGAGATGCCATCTTCCCATTCCCATTCAAGGGGCCTTCGCAGCAACTGGCCGGGCTCAGGACGGAGGTCCGGCAGACGGTCAAGGAACTCGCCGCCATTGCTGACCCGATGAACGGCGCCGTGAACGGTGAAATCGCCGTTGGGACGCTGCTGGCTCTGATCGAGCAGAAGATCAAGGTCATGACGGCGGTCCAGGCCCGCTTCCACGCCAGCCTCAAGCAGGAATTCTCCATCATGGAGCGGCTGATTCGCGAGGAATTGGAGCAACTGGTCGCACAGATGCCGGAGATGGAGCCCGGATCGATGACGGACCCCGGCGCAATCGACGAAAAGGACTATCCCTACGACGTCGAAGGCGGCGAGCGCAAGGTCAAACTCAAGGACTTTAGTGGGAAGTTCGTCTCAGAGCCAGTATCCGACCCCAATCTCGCGACATTCTCGCAACGCTTGCTGCAAATCCAGGCTGTCATGGCTTCGGCTGCGCAAGCGCCCCCAGGGACATACGACATCCCCGCCCTGCATCGCGAATTCGTGCGGATGCTCATGAGTTCGGAAGTCGCGAACATGATGGTCCCCGACAAGAGCCACGTTCCGGCGCGGGATCCCGTCTCCGAAGTGCAGGCGTTGTTGAATGGCGAGCCGGTCAAGGCGTATCCCTTCCAGGATCACCAGTCCCACCTGTCGTTCGTGATGTCCTTCATCCAAAACCCCAAGCGGGCGGCGGATGTCGGGCAGATGCCACAAGGCCAGCAGATTATGGCGGCCGCCATGGCTCTCGCGGCGGATCGCATCGGCTACATCGAGCGCCAGCGCGTCGAGGAAGAGCTCGGCTTCTCGCTTCCACCAGCTGGAGAGCCGATCCCGGCGGAAGTTGAGATCAATCTCAGCAAGGCCATCGCGGAAGCGGGGCGGCGCGTGTTCGAGAAGGACAAGCGCGACGCGGAGATGGCGGAAAAAGAGAAGAATGCCAAGGACCCGCTGGTCGAGGCGCAACTCCGGGAACTCAAGATCAAAGAATTCAAGGCGCAATCTGACGTCAAGAACGACGCAGACAAGAATGCGCTCGCCGCGAAGGTCGCAGCCGACAAGCAGCAGACTGAACGCATGCGCATCGAGACACAGCGCGAAGTCGCGCAAGGCAAGCTGCAACTGGATTTGATGTGGCTCCAGGATGAGGTCTCGAAGACCCAGCCGGACATAAATGAGGTCAAGGCGCGGACAGCCAAACTATTGGACGAGATCGGGAGGGGCGATGGATATCGGCGCCTTCAATAGCCTCGTCGCGGAAGTCGAGAAGGAACTCGTCCATCGCCAAGAATACGTGATCGCTTCGCTGGCATCGGCTTCGCTTGAGTTTTTCCGCTCGCAAGCCGCATACATCGAAGCTCTCAAACAGGTACTTTCCCAGGCGCAAAGCATTCGCAAAAAAGCAAGCCAGGGTGAGGAGTAAGGGGCGTATGAAAGCAGTCATAGAAGCAGAAGCAGTATCGACCATCCAAGGGCACACTCACTACCCGGTCAAGCCGACAGGCTACCGGCTATTGGTGCGCCTCCCAGAAAAGCAGGACAAAGTAGCTGGCACGAGCCTTTATGCGCCACAGGAGAGACGAGACATCGATCACCGGTTTGTGCCGATCGTTCAGGTGTTGAAGCTCGGCCCATCGGCGTATCAGGACATCGAGAAGTTCCCCGATGGACCGTGGTGCCAAGAAGGCGATTGGGTGCAGATCGGCTCGCTCGAAGGCCACCCGTTCAAGTTGCAGGGATTCGGCAACCAGGAGTTCCGGTTCATCAACGATGACCAGGTGCTCGCCATTGCGGACGGGCCCGGATCGGTAGGCCGAGTATGATGCCGGTCGACGACAACTCCCAGTTCATGGAAGAAGACGTTCCAGAGGTAATTGCCCCTGACGTACCCATCGAACCAGAGGAAGAAGTCGAAGTCGTTGTCGAAGGCGGGGTCAAGGTTCCGCCGCCACCTGCCCCGTTCGACCCAAACCGCAAGGACCACTCCGCCGTTGAGGATGAGGTTGTTGACCCAAAAGTCAAACACCGCTTCGCGCAGTTGACGTTTGAGCGCGAGAATGCCAAGCGGGACGCAGCCCACAAGGCCGGGGAAATGGAGCGCATGCGTGCCGAGCGCGACGCCGCCATCGAAATGGGCCGAGCCCTCGCAATTCGCGTCAAGGCGCAATCCACCGACAACCATACCACGGCTGGCTACGCGATCAACATCGCGAAAGAGAAGGCCAAGAACGACATGGCAAGCGCCGAAGCTGAGCTTCGCGAAGCGCAGGCCAACGGGGACGCCACCCGGGTTGTCGAAGCGACGAAGAAGATGACCCGTGCGCAGGCGGAAGCCATGCGCATCGAGGACGTCTCGCTTCCGGAAGCGCCGGCGGATCCGGATGAGATCCGGCAATATCTCGAACTCCAGCAGTACATCCAACAGCAGGCGAAACAGCCCGCCGCACCGACAATCTCACCGGAGCAGCAGAGCGAGTACCAGCAGTGGACGGCATCGAATCCCTGGTACACGCCATCGGCCCGGGCTCAGCCCGGAACTCCCCAACACACTATCGCCTTGCTAACGGAGACGATTTCAGGTAATCTCGAAAAAGAAGGCCGTCCCTTCGGCACAGCAGAGCACTTTGCGGAACTCAACCGCAGGCTCATATCGCTGCAAGGGCGCCAAGACGACCAGCAGCCAGTAGTGCAGCCGCGGCAAACCCAAGCGGCTACCCAACAGGCTCCGACTCCCCCAGCAGTTCGCCGAACCAGCAGCAGCCCAGCAGTAGCTCCCATTGGCCTATCTCGCGGCGGTGGAAGAACAACCATCTCCATTTCCGCCGAAGAGGCTTCCGTAGCCAAGGCTTTTGGCATGACGCCAAAGGAATACTACGAGTTCAAGAAGGGTCCAAATGTCTAACAACCGATCACCGCGAGCAAACGAAACGCGAGTGGAACAGGAACGCCCGAGGATGTGGAAACCGCCGTCCAGGTCTGGCACTCTAACCGAGCTACGGAACGATCCCGACTTCGTGTACAGGTTCATCAACACCTCGGTCCTGAAGGAAACGGACATCGTGGACCGGGCAATCATCAAAAAGGGCGACGAAGGATGGGTCCCAGTGAACGCGAGCGATAATCCACTCTTCACCAAGGGAGCCTACGCTCTGATGGTTCGGGCGGATGGAACAATCCAGCGCACCGGGCAAAAACTCTATCGGATGCCGAGGGAGTTTGGGGTACAACGCAACAATTACTGGATCAACGAAGACCGCAAGCGCCGCAGTGTGCGGCTTGAGAGTCCGTCGTCTGGCTCCGAGGGCATTCGCGATGACATGGCGAACACCGGCCAGGAGACCCTTTCGCGCGAAGTCTTCGTCGGTCAACAGACCGCAAACGTATAGGAGATTTCAACTATGGCAGCCGCTGCTTCGCCCTTTGGTCTCACGCCAGTCAAGAACTTGATTGACGGATCGAGCACCTTCAACACGGAAACCGTCGCCTACACCGCCGATATCGCGCGGGCCATCGCGATTGGCGACCTCATCAGTGTCGGCGCATCCGCGCTCGGCATCCCCAGCACATCCCCGACCACGACCGTTGGCGCGAACAGCCCCATTGGCATCGTGAAGGGGATCTCATTCACCGCCGCCCCAGGAGGCTCACTGCTCTCCACGGCGACATACCTCCCCGCGAACGCCATCACGGCGGGATACGCAGGGATCCTGATCGAGTACTACGCCTCACCTTTCATGATCATGAAGGTGCAGGCCAGCGCCAACACCGGAGTCGATACCGCTGTCGGAAAGAACGCCGCCCTGGTCATGACCGCCGCCAGCGCCACCCTCAAGAAGTCTCTGATCTCCCTGAATGCCGCAACCCTCGCCACCACCGCCACGCTCGCCGTGAAGATCATCGGCCTGGCTTCGCCATCGACCGACACGTACCCCGAGTACTTCGTGATCTGGAATCCCGGCGTTCACTCGTACGCCAACACGACAGGAGTCTAAGCCATGGCAATCAACAGATCAAAACTTGCGGCGCACCTCTACCCGGGAATCAACAAGTTCATCGGCATGGGGTACAAGCTCCGCGTCAATGAAGAGCAATTCAAGGCCATCTACGGCATGGCCAAGACCAGCATGAAGGCTACGGAAGAGAACGTCATGATGGCGGGCTTCGCCGCCGCCGAGCGCATGAACGAAGGCGGAGCCAAGCCTCTCGACGAGGGCCTGGGTGAACGGTGGCGTTCGCGCGTCACTATGATCCTGTACGGCAAGCGCTTCGAAATCACGAAGATGGCTGTCGACGACAACCAGTACGAGAAGCCCACCATGACTTACTCGAAGTGGCTGGGTTGGTCGATGGCGGAACGCAAGACGCTCGAAGCGTTCGCGGTGCTCAACAACGCCACGTCCACCTCCTACCTGGGCGGTGACGGCAAGGCTCTCTGCGTGACCGATCACCCGACTCAGGACGGTGGCACCAACAGCAACCTGCTCGCCGTGGCCGCCGACTTCAACGAAGCATCCCTCGAAGAGATGGTGCTTCAAGTTGCCGACTGGGTCACCGAACGCGGTACCAAGATCAGCGCGAACATCAAACGCGTGATCCTTGGCCGCGACTTCATGTTCGTCGCCGAACGCCTGGCCAAGTCCGTTGGCCGCGTTGGAACCAACGACAACGACATCAACATCCACAAGGGCCTGCCCTTCGTGAGTGAAGGGTTCACCGTTGTCGACTACACCACCGATCCGGACGCGTGGTTCGGCATCACCGATATTCCGGATGGGCTGGTTCACTACCAGCGTCAGGCCATCGAGACCAAGACCGACGTGGACTTCCTGACCGACAACATCCGCGTGGCCGCCACGGCCCGCGATGGCTTCGGCTGGGACAACCCGCTCGGAATCATCATGTCGGCGGGCGCGTAACAGACAACCCAAATGGAGGGGAGTGATCCCCTCCCTAAGGAAAGGAACCAACAATGAGTACTCATTCACTCCCCGTTGTCTTTCAAACGCCTCGCGACAATACCTCGGTAGCCGATCAAGGCTACCCGGTGCTCGCCCAAACCGGCACGATCACGCAGAACGGCACGAGCGCCGTGGATCTCAAATTCTATCTGCCGAAGTATTCGCAGATCATCGGATTTTGGATCAACATCGACACGGCTTTCGACTCCGGCACATCAGCCACCCTGAGCATTGGCACGGCGTCGGCGGGTACCCAGTACCTGACCAGCGCGAACGTCAAGGCGGCGGCTGGTCTCTTGCCGCTCACAGCCACGCATGTCACCGGCACGCAATCGGCGGCATGGGCCGACATTAGCACCAACACCACGATGGTTGCCACTGTTACCCCGGTCGGGTCCACCACCGCCGGCGTGGTTCGCGTCACGGTTCTCTACAAAGTCACTCGGGTCTAGGAGGCCACCATGGCGACGATCAAGAGCGGTAACACGCACACGTGGTCGGCTGTTGCGTCAGGGGCCTCGGGGGCGACGAAAACGTTGCCCTTCACCTCAAATCTCACGCTGGCGATCCAGGTCATACCGACAGGGAGCGCCAGCGTTGCGATGGAGGCTTCGCTCGATGGATCAACGTGGACGGCTCTGACCGGCCTCACGGCGATCACGGCGGCTGCAATCTACTTCGTCAACGGGCCAGTGAGATATCTCCGCCCCACAGTGACGGTATCGGGAACAGCGACGGTGCATCTGACATGGGGCGACAATAAGTGACACTCTACGAATCAGTCGAGGAAGCGTTCGAGCAGTGCGGGATCAGGGCCAATGAAGGCTATGACATGCGCACTGCCCGGCGATCCTTGTCCCTGATTCTGAAGCGCTGGCAAAACTATCAGGTCAACTTCTGGCAGATGGAGGACTACGTTCTTTCGTGCGAAGCAGGGACAGCTTCGTATCGATTGGCGGAGGACTCCATCGACCTCGTTCTGGTGTCGATAGCGACCAGCGCAACCGGGTCGGAACGGGATCTTGGGAAGCCAATGAGCTTCCAGGATTACCACCAGATCCCGAACAAAACGCAACTTGGAACACCAACGCGATTCATGGTCCACAAGGAATCGAGTGGCCCCGTGCTGTATCTGTGGCCGGTGCCGAACTCCAGCGACCTGACCGTGAATGGCTACAGGCTTCGAGGAGATAGCGTGCAGGACACGGCGGGCGATTGGGTCGCCTACGATCAATCCCTTCCTGTGCCTTCGAGATTCGAGCCAGCGCTCATCGCTGCGCTCGCGGCGGAGATTGGCTCGAAGAAGATTCAGGATCCTGGCAGGCGGGCAGAGTTGCGCGCCATCGCGAAGGAACTGTGGGTTGAGGCTGTGTTTGGGGATACCACCCGCGCATCGATCTTCCTCAGGCCGGAGTTCACTCTATGACGACGGGTTGCGGGCCAAGGGGAGTATGCGATCGGTGCGGTCATTGGCGATGGCTGAATGACCTGAAGTACCAGACGGTCGAGGGAGTCAGGACAGGGCTACGGGTTTGCGAAAAGTGCTACGACTTCGACTTCAAGACGATCATTACTCCGATTGACAAAGAGTTCGTCAAAGATCCCAGGCCGGACGAAACGGTTCGCTCATTGGCAGGGAACCCGCCTCCGGCGGATGTGCTGTTTCTGGACACCAAGAAAGCGTGGGCTGTATGAAGAACGGAAAATGCGGAGACACGATGCGCCGCTTCGGAGCGGGGAGCCTGGTCCCCAACGCCCTCGGCATTCAAGACTATGGAGCCGGGGCCTACGGAGCGGCTGGACAACCTCCGCAACAGTCTCCCGCCATGGGCGAGCAGGATGAACTTGCCGCGCTTCTGAGCCTCAACAAACAGCGCGGCGCTGTTGCTCCGCAGGCGGCGGGCAAGAAGAAGATGGACTGGTCACAATTCGCCCAGTCGGCTGGGCTTGGAGCGATGGCGGGCCTGGGCGGAAAGTCCGGCGTGGCGATGGCCCCAATCCTGGCTCTACTCATGAGCCTGGGCAAAGGCAAGATGGGGGCGGCCCCGACAACCGCCAAGACCCCGAAGTTCAATGCGATGGACGACTGGAGCTAAGTGACTCTCGCGGAACTCAAATCCGACATCCAGGATTGGCTGCAATGCAGCGAGACGACGCTCGTCTCCAACCTGGAGGACATCATCAGATCGGCGGAGAAGCGCATCTGCGGCCGCGTCATGATGCCGGATGCCAAGTCTTCCGCGACCGCGACAACCGCTTCAGGGACCGCAACTGTTACTTTCACCACAACAAATCTGCTGGCTCCTCTACGTGCATGGCTGACCGTAAGCACGGTAACCAAGCCTCCAATGATCCGCAAGAACGTCGGCTGGCTTCGCGAGATCACTCCTGGCGCCGTGACGGGCGAGCCTCAGTTCTATGCGTGGACGTTGTCGAGCGCAACCGCTCCGACGTTCCTGCTCTACCCGGTTCCCGCTGGGGCGTACACCGTGAACCTGGAGTACCTCAAAGGAGTGCCGCCGTCGCTGGTCGACGCCGAGACTTGGCTCTCCACGAACTACGAGGACACGCTTCGCAAGGTTGCAGTCCATGAGGCGGCCATCTACCTGAAGGATGGCGACCTGATGGATCGCTACAAGATTGACGCCGAAGAGGCAATCGCGGCTCTGGGCCAAGTTGTTGGCGCTCCGCAAAAGGATGAGTTTCAACCCGTATGAGCATCCAGACTGGGTTCACCTGGCAGGCGCTATTGCGGCTTGGTACGGGATCCTACAATTACTCGACCAACGCTTTCAAACTGGCGCTCTACACGTCATCCGCTTCGATTGGCCGCGACACCACGGTTTACACCACGACCGAAGAATATGTGGGGACCGGCTACACCGCCGGCGGTTTCGCTCTGACCAACGTGACGCCGGTTGTGGTGAACGGGGAGCTTCGCCTCACTTGGTCCGATTGCTCTTTTGGCGCGTCTTTGACCCCGAGAGGGGCCATGGTCTACAACACAACCGTGAGCAATGAGGCCGTCTACATTGTCGATTACGGGAACTCTGGGGTCAAGGTGACTGGGAAGTTCCCGTCCACCGGGATCATCATCATCAGGGGATAATCATGCCTCCTCCGCAACAGCAACTGCCACCACCGCCCACCCCCAAGCTGGTCCCAATCGACCCGCCTGCTGGGATTGTGCGCGATGAGACGCAGTATCGAGCGGCTGGCCGCTGGTGGAATTGCGACAAGGTGCGGTTCCGCAATGGCAGGCCGGAGGCGATTGGCGGATGGGAAGCCATCTCTAACCCACTATACGGCGCCCCTGTACGAAGCTTAACGAGGATCGTGAGTTACGGCTACGGATCAGTGATAATCGCAGGGACCAGCTCTAATTTGCAGGTAATGTCCCCTTTCGATGAACTGCTGGCTGGGACCCAACTCCCGCCAGCCTCTTACGCTGTGACCCTTCAGACTGATCCAATTGTGAGTCAACTTGGAATCTTTAGCATGTATGTGCCGGATATGTGGAAGTTTTCCATAGGGGACACGGTTACGCTATCAGGGCTAACAACTTTTGCCGGGAACCCAACAGGCGAACTGAACACGACATACATCGTCGTTGGCTTTTCGAATCGGGTCCATTTACGGCAAAGCCGAGGGTATTCCTTTGCCCTTGGAACAGGAGGGGGATCATCCGCGACCGCGACCGTCTCATTCACTGACCGAAGCGCTACTGCCAGAGCCTACGTAGGGCGGCGGTTTTGGTCCATGATCCCTTACGGCCAAGCTCTAATTGCGTGCGATAGGAATGGACCCCTGTTCTATTGGGATGGGGGCGTGAAAACCATCTACATGAGGAACTCTTCTAGCGCATACAACGATTCTGTGTATATTGGGACTGAATTCCCAACTGCAAATCTTGTACCTTCCGCGGCTATATGCGTTGGTTTAGGGAAAGATAGAAGCGTGATTGCTTTTGGGTGCAACGACCCACTGATCCCCATTACCGTGTGGGCGTCATTGGCTGGGAAGCCGTACGTTAAAAACCTTCGGCTTGTGGCCTGGAGCGACAATGAAAACCCTTTTGAATGGGAGCCTCGCGAGGACACTACCGCTGGGAGTTTTGAAATTCAATCCGGGTCATACATCATCACTGCTCAGGAGTACAAGACTGGGCATGTGATTTTCATGGATACATGCCTGGTGTACATGAAATGGGTTGGGGCACCGGCCTACTACGCATTTGAAAAGATCTCCGATGGGGTCAGCATCATTGGCCCCAATGCGGCAGTATCTACACCCAAAGGGCTCTTCTGGATGGGTGTCAACAATTTCTATGTATTCAATGGCAGCGTCAGCGTCATCCCATGCACGGTATCCAGGTACGTATTCTCCAACATCAACCGAACAGACTTGAATGTTGACGCTGACGTTCCGGAATCTGTGACCCCAGTGGTGGACCCAGTTGCCCATTGCGTTGCAACGGCTCACTTCGCAGAGCAAAACGAAGTCTGGTGGTTCTACCCCACAGGGTCATCAATTGAAAACGATTCTTATGTCGTGTATAACTACGTTGAGAATTGGTGGTCGATAGGAACCATGTTCATGTCTGCTTGCTTGGATGGAGAGGCCCGGAACCCCATCATGGCAGGCGGCCATCCAGTGCAGCTATACAAGCACGACTATCTCTATTCCATCAATAACGTAATTAGCAAGAACCCCCAACCGGTTTCCAGCTACATCGAAAGCGGCGGCATGGACATCGGCGAGGGAGATTCAGTGCAGCACGTGAGCAAGCTTGTTCCTGACTTTGGCTACGTCGGAACCGCTCCGACCCTCACCTACGAGTTCAAGACGCGCGAGTGGCCCATGGAGGACTTCGCATCCCCGTCGTCGGGAGATGCCTCTGTGACGGCAACAACCTCGACGAAGTGGAAGGACCTCAGGATCCGCGCCCGCGAGATGCGCTTGAAGATCAGCGCCAGCAGCAGCGTCGGCAAGTGGTTCCTCGGCAAGACTCGCGTGGCGATTCAGTCAGACGGGAGGCGCTGATGAGGCGGAAGCAGTACGAATCCATCAACCCGCAACTCCCCGAAGCGCCGGTGGGAGAACTCAAGGATTACCTGGATCAGTTTAGGCAGCGGCTCGAAGAGAAGTTCGCGCAGATCGAGACGCCCGGCCTCGTCCGAGCGCATGAGTTCTACATGGTACAGCCGCCACGCCACGGGAGCGGATTGTCCGTGGGCTCGATGTACGCGGATCAGGACGGCATCGTGCGGATCGTCGAAAGCAATGAGATGTGGATGGAGCCGGTGGTTTTGACGGTAAGGATTGGAGCGGCAACAGCGGTATGAGCAACACAATGAAACTCGCGAAATCCCTGCAACGGCATGGGCGAAACGGCGACAGCGTTCTGGTCCACATGCAGCCGCGCGAAGTGGCCGCGCTCCAGAGTTTGGCGAAATCGCAAGGGGACAGCTTGACCATCAACCCGGAAACGGGGCTACCTGAAGCGTTCTCGCTTTGGAAGCTGCTGGCTGGAATCGGTGCAGCAGCAGCCGCTCCATTCACCGGCGGCACATCACTGGCGTTCCTCGCTCCGATCCTTGGCGCAACAGGCGCGGCGCTCGCCGCGTCCTCTTTTGGCAACAACAAGTCAGCGGCAACCGATGATTCGGCTGCACGCAAGTACATCGAAGAGCAGGGCAAGAAGAACGCGGCGAAATACCAGATCCCCCTGATTCAGCTTCAGCAACTCCAGCAGCAGCCGGGCTACATTCCAGGCGTTCACCCCGAGCAGCAGATCATGCCGATTCGCAAGCCGAACGGATCCATTGGGCTCGATGGAGTCTACCATCCGGGGTTTGCCGAAGGCGGCATGATCCCCGAACAGGAAGAGGCGATGCAGGTAGCACAGGCCCTCCAGCAGCAGTTCTCCACTGGCGAGATTGACGACGCCACAGTGAACCGATTCATCGAGATCTTCGGCATGGACGCTCTCAAGGAAATGGCATCCGAAAGCGCCGGGGCGGAACAGCAGCAGGCACAGCCACAGCAGCAGATGGCCCCAGGCGGACTCCTGAAAGGCCCGGGCGGCGGCATGGACGATCTGATACCGGCGCGCGTGCGCAACGGCCCACAGGTCGCGCTTGCCGGGGACGAGTACATTGTCCCAGCGGACGCCACGGCAATGCTCGGAGACGGCTCCAGTGAAGCGGGCGGGCGCAAGCTCGACGCGTTCGTTCAGAGGATCCGGGTCGCCAAGACCGGTAATCCGAAACAGGCTCCAAAGATCAACGATAGCCGGATGTTCCCGGCCTAAGGAGGGCGTATGGCTACAACTCAGGTTGGATCAACCGTCAACATTTCCGATATCCCCGAGGAACTGAAGCCCTACCGGGCAATGCTGCTCAATGCCGCGTTCAGCCTTGGGCTCGACCCGTCTTACGTGCAGTCACAGCTTCGCGCGTGGAACAGCACGAATCCTGGGACAACGACTCCGCAGGTCCCGAACCCGACCGATCCGAACGACCCGAACAATTACCTGGGCGGCGGGCAGACGGTGAACAGCACGGGCGGGCAGTACACTGTCAACCCCAGCACTCTCGCCGCGCTTGGGAGCCTTCTGTCGCCTGTCACTGGTCGCGATGATACATCAGGCACGAATGGGGAAATCCAGTCCCTCGTGGGCTCGCTCCTCGGCGCGAATTCGGTCAACCTGACGGGGGTTGGTGACCCCATCACGGGCACTTCCCCGATCAGCGATCCGCCTCCGAGCGGGGGGATCAACCCCAACCCAATCGTCATTGGGCCAGGAAACGGCGGGCCGATCCAGTATCCTCCGTACACTTACACTGGACCTCCAAAGACCACAACAACGCCGACGAATCCGACGAATCCGACCAACCCCACGAACCCGACAACGCCGAATCCCAACACCCCAACAACACCAGGAACGGTGCGGGATTGGGCGGGCGGTGGTCCGAACACCTTGACGCCTACACAGATCGCGGCTCAGAACGCCGCCGCTGGATTGGTATCCGGACTCGCCGGTACGGCTGGTCCTGTTGGTGGCGGGTACAACCCAAGCCAGTACGCAACGGACGCCATCGCCGCGCAGCTTGCGGCGGCTCTCGGAGCCCGCAACGCGCACACGGTCAACATGGGGCCGAACGCCCCGCCATCGCAAAACCTCCTGGACTTCGGTCTCCCTGGATCCGGGAACATGTTGAATGCCGGGCTGGTCAATGATATGGTGACCTCGCCCGGGCAGCGTCCGTTTGCGGCGGCTCGGCTTCAGGATGAACTGAATCTCCTGAACCACAGTTCGCCTTCCTACCAGAACCCGAATCAGCCCGTGCGGACGTCTTGGGCAAACGCGGGAGACGACGCCATCCGGGCCATGCTCCAGCGCGGGATTGGCGGCATGGCGCGCGGTGGATCGATCCTTGAACGCCTCAAAGCAAAGAGGTATGCGACGGGTGGGATGGTCCACCGCTTCGCCGAAGGCGGCGTGACGCCTCCAGTGACCCCGCCGCCCGCCGGCAGTTCGTCCTATCCGTATCGCCCGTACACGCCCTATTCGGGGCAGCGCCAGCTTGGGTGGAACAACGAGCCCGGCACCATGCAGATCAGCGACGCCACGCGCAACGCTGAGCGCGGGATGACGAGAATCCCAAGCGTGTTCGATGAATACGGCAACATCAACGCCGGGCGTGGCGAAGATGGGCGCGCGACCACCAACATGGGAATCGCGAACGACCAGATGGATTGGGCCGGTAACCGGATCGGAGACGCGATGAGCGGCTACGATTACTGGAACAGCTTCGCCGCAAGCCGCGATCACGGCTATGACCCGACAGGCGCCTTCGCGGATCCAACGATCCGATCAGCGGGGCGGATCAGTGTCGACCCACTAAACCAGTACCAGATGCAAGGCCCGGACACGGTATCCGCTTCCAGCGTCAACCCGGACGGATTCAACCTTCCCCGCTACAACGGCATCGGTGGGCAGGGTCCGGATAACATCCCGACGTGGCTGGACCCCGGCGTCTCTCGGGCGTACATGAACCCCTATCAGGACCAGGTGACGCAGGTCCAGCGGCAACGCGCGATTGATGACTTCAATGAAGGGCGTGGAGCCCGCACTTCCGCGGCGGTAGCCAACGGGTCCTTCGGAGGCTCGCGAGCCGCTGTGGAGAATGGCGTGGCGCAAAGAGCGCTGAATCGCAACCTGTCCGCGATTGACGCGAACGGGCTGAACTCGGCATACGTGAACGGCCAGAATCAGTTCAACGCGGATCGAGACGTGGGTCTCGGCACCAACCTCCAGCAGGCGCAATTGACCTCTAACCTGGGTCAGTTCAACGCCAATCAAAACATGCAGGCGCAACTGGCGAACCAGAGTGCTCGCCTCAACGCCGGAAGCACCAACCTCGACGCGGCTCTCCAGACGCAGCGCTTGGCGACGGACGCCGGGCTCGCCGCGCAGCAGGCGAACCAGAACACGAACACAACTCAGTTCGGCCAGCTTCTGAATGCCCAGCAACAGACGGCTCAGATGCGAGACGCCGCCGCTCAGGCTCGCGGCAACATGAACCTGAATCAGTACCAGATGCAGGGGACCATGGGCCTCAACGCCATGCAGGGCCTGACGAACGCAGGCACCGCGCTTTCCGGCGTGGCCGCTTCGAGGGCCGACATGCAACGACTGGCCCAGCAACTGGAGCAGAGCCGGTTGTCCACCATGCAGCAGGCTGGCAATGCTCAGGACGCCAGATCGCAGGGCTCCTTGAACCTCGGATACCAGGACTTCATCAACCAGCAGAATTGGCCCTACCAGCAGGCCAACTTCCTGATGGGACAATTGAATGGTGTACCGATCGGAGTCAACCAGGAGAGCGTGCAGTTCCAGAACTACTCGCCGTATTCACAGATCGGCGGGCTGGCGACTTCCGCGATTGGGGCGCTCGGCAGCATCTACGGCAACTCCAAGACCCCGACAACCAGTTCGAACATCGCCGGGAGCAACTAAATGACTCCATTCCAACAAGCAGAGCACCTGAAGAACATGAGCGACCAGCAGCTTGCCTCTCTGCGCGGCAGGGCTCCTGAGTTCTTGTTGGCGGCGGAATTGCAGCGGCGCAAGCAGATGCGCGATGCCGATCAGGCTGACCGGGCGAGCGCTCAGAAGCAAGGGCGTACAGTTTCCGAAGAACTCTGGAAGTCCATCGAACCGCCGCCTCCTCCTCCCATGCAGCAGCCGATGCAACAGCCGATGATGCTCCCACCTGGAACGATGGGTGCGGAACAGCAAGGCCCAACCATGGGGCAAATGGGCATGTTTGGCGGGGGAATGGTGCGCCGATACGACGGAGGTGGCATGATGATGCCAGGTCCGTGGCGCGGCGGGCTGAACCAGGGTCCGCAGCAACCGGCCATCGATCCAACGCAAGCGGCTATCGCTCAGATGTTGGCATTGATGGAGAAATCCCCCGAGGACGCGAACTACCGCAAGCGGGCGCAGGACATGATGGGCGGCGGTCAGGACTACCTCGGTCCCATCGCGGCTGAATTGGCGCAACAGAAGGCCGCTCCCGTTGTCGGCAAGCCATCGCCGTGGCAAGCGTTGATGCGCATGGGCGCCGCAATGATGTCGTCCCGCAACCCGACTCCACTGGGCGGTGTTGGCGAAGGGCTGAACGCCGCGCTGAATGGCTACTCGCAGGACAGAGAAGCCTATCGCGGAGATCAGGTACGCCAGCAGCAGGCACAGAACCAAATGCTCATGCAGCGGGCGCAAATCGCCCAACAGCAGCAGGGCAACCAAGGGCAGATGGCGCGGCTTGCCGAGGACATCGCCGGGCGGGATTCGCATGCCATCAATACCCGCAACGCGGCGACAATTGGTGTGATGCAGCAGGCGAACGCGTACAAGAACCAGAGGGACTTGTCGCAGATGCAAATCGACGCCAACGCTCCATTCAAGGATTCCCAGATCGCGGAGAACCTCGCGCAGGCCGAGGACCGCAAAATCAAGGCACAGGTGTTCCAATCCTACCTGAAGCGCGCGGGAGGAGACCCGGCGAAGGCCCAGTCGCTCATGATCCGGGATCAGGCGGCGGCTCAGCATATCGATAGACCGCGAGAGATTCCATTCATGGAGCGGGTCCAGATGAATGTCTATCAACAGGCAATCAAGGACGGGGCAACCCCGGCTGAAGCAGGAAATCTAGCCGCAAACCTCAAGACGAGAAAAGAGATGACCGCCGAGAAACTCCAGGAGCGCGCAATGAGGGCGCTTGGCTTGCTCCAGAAGGACCAGAATAATTTCAACAAGCCCGTTGAAGAACTTTGGCCGATTGCTCTCAAGATGGTGGCAGTTGAAGAAGAGGCAAAACAGGAAGTACCTCCACCCACTGGGGCATGGGACCCGAAGCGCAAGACCATCGGGGCAATCGAAACCAACCAAGGGAGCAAGGGGATCGGCGGCAAGGGGCACGCGCAACCGAAGAAGGGAATGACGGCTGAAGATTGGTTAAAGACTCTCCAGATAAGGCCAGAAGGATCGATTGACGCTCGCGACGTTTATGGCATGTTCGGGAAATGAAACACAAATACATCCCAGAGATCGGCCAAACCATCGCCTTCCCTGATGACATGACGGATGCTCAGATTGCTTCTGACATCCGTGATTACATCATCCCCCAGGCCAAGGGAGAACCGCCTCCCACCAGCGTCATGGGGCACATCAAGGAGGCAGGCAAGGGTTTCCTTGACGCGATCCCTCGCGGAGGATTGTCCGCCTTGCGCGGGGTTGCTTCCCTTGTAGACGATTCCGCTCCCAGCGATCCGAATGTCTGGGTGGAGGGCAAGACTGCTTACGACGTCCGTCAAGCCCGCAAAGCCTACAACCAGAGCACGGCCGGGCAAGCCCTTGCCGCTTCTCCCGGCTACGAAGACTCCTACGCCCGCATGGGCGGCAGCGCTCTCGGCTCCATCATCCCGCTTCTGGCAACGTCGGCTATCGGCGGAACCGGCCCCGCTCTCGCTCTCGCGATGATGCAGGGAGCCGGTAACCAGGGCGAGAACATCGACCAGCAACGCGCGGCGGGCCGCGACATCTCCGCGAGGGACGAACTCTTGGCCACGCTTGGCGGAGGCGCTATCGGCGCAACCGAAATGCTCCCGCTCGGCCGACTCACTGGCCCGCTCCGTAATGCCGTCATGGGTGGCGTAGGCAAAGCGGCTGGGCGAACTGCCGCGGAAGTCGCGAAGCGCGGAGCCGCAGGCACGCTCGCGTCCATGGGGATTCAGGCTCTCGAAGAAGGCGGGCAGGAAGCTGGCTCGCAACTATTGAACAACCTCGTGGAACAGCAGACGTACAACGACAAAAGAGGGTTGGGGGAGGGGGTGGTCCAGTCCGGGTTGTTGGGTGCTGTGGTTGGCGGCGGTCTCGACGGCACGCTGGGCAGACTCGCCCGCAAGATCGAAGCACGGCAGATCGAGAACCAGCAAGAGCCCACAAAGTACAACCAGTACGCGCTTCCCTCAACGCCAGGGACAGAGCGGTACGTTGACGCGCTCCAGCAGATCTTCCCTGCTCCGCCCAAGCCTCAGCCGGCCGTCCCCAGTGTCTTGTCTTTCGACGGGCCTTACACTCCGGACGCGGCGCTCCTCGACTTCTATGGCCAGACCGTTCCAAGTAAGCCGCAAGCAACAATCAATGCACCTGAAAGCATCCCGCAAGTTCCGGCGCCACAATCCTCGCAGCGCCGTCGAAAGCAGGGAATCGAAGTTCCCGAAACGGGAGTGGACGAGCAGGTGGCTAGAGCGGTGGCGGCGCGGGAAGATATCGCCAGACAGTTCGGAAGAAAGTGGGAAGACCTAAGCAACAGCGAGCGGGTCGCGATTGATGACTTGATTGCGGAGGGGAATACCGGATCGCCTACGGCTTCGTACTCGCGTCGTCCAGTGATGCGTCCACAGGCTCCGCCTCCCAATGTTGCTGGAGCCTCGGCGCGCGTTGCGCCATCCATGCCTCAGGTTGGTCCTGAAGCCAGCGTGCGGAATGAAGTGCGCGTAGGGCCGCAAGGTGTTTCGCCAGTTGGTGTTGAAGCCGGGTCATTTACTCGACAGCAGGTACCCAATTTGGAGGAAGGTTTATCGGGGAACACACAACAAGACCCCCCTCCTTCCAAACCTCAAACACTGTATCAGGCGGAAGGCTATCAAGCGCCAGCCGTGCCTCCTGCTGTGCAAGGCGAATCGCTTCAGCCTTCTCTTTCGGGTTCTGCTCAGTCACAACCTCAGGATACCGCCGCATGGCAGGCGCAAGCAAAGGGCGTCGTTCGCCCGCTTCGCGCGTTCATGGACCGCGTTGGAGCCAAGGACCTCAACCTCCGCCTCATCGACCGTATCGAGGATCGCATCAGCGGGAAGCTGGTGGAGGACGCCAAGGGCTCATACGAGAGAGGCTTGGTTCAGATCGCCTACACCGCAACGGAATCGCCTGAATCCCTTATCGGGACCACAGGGCACGAGATCACGCATGGCTTCAAAGAAGCGGGGCTGTTCACCGCCCCAGAACTCGCCACGCTTGAGAAACAGGTTCAGCGCGACGGCACGCTCGCGGAGATCCAAAGGGACGAGTACTACGGCAAACTGACTCCCGAACAGCAGAAGGAAGAGGCTATCGCCCACGCCTTTGAGCGCTTCGTCGTTGGAGAACTCAAGGGCACCAGCCAGACGGCGGGACTGTTCAATCGCGCGAAGAACTTCCTTGGGCGGATGCACGCGGGCTTCAAGGGGCAGGGGTTCCTCACCGCGCAGGACGTGATGGACCGGTTCGACCAAGGCGACATTGGGCGGCGTGACCGGCCCGGTGGAGTTGAAGTCCCGGCAGCGGGGATCCGAGTCAACGGAAATACGGCAGCGGTCAACAGCGAGCCGGAGCAACCAGCAGAAGCCACGGCTCCCGCTCCCGTATCGAATCAGAACCAGGACCTTCCGGATTCAGCGATCAGTGGGATTGGCGATCAGTCGGGGGTTGAGGGCGGGGAGACGATGTACTCGCGTCGTCCACAAGATCCCAATCCTCCACAGGGTCAGCCTCTGAGCCGCAAGGATAGCGGCTCTCAGATTGAGACTCAAGAGCGGATTGGGCGAGTTCCTCAAGGCGTGGCACAACCTCAGTCTACTCCGCAGGACCGCATCTTCGCCATGGTCTCGCCAGCCACAGGCACCGGCAAAGCCAAGAGCATCGCGGACATGCGCGCGGAGTCTGGGCTCTCACGGGAGCAGTTCGACCAAGCCTTCGTGGACCTCGTGAAGAGTGACCGAATCCAGTCCTCTCGCGGCGACATGAAGGTCGAGCGGATGCTCCAGGATGGGCTTATTCGGGAGGATGAGTACGTTCTGGATCCGGGGACGGGTCGTCCGTATCTGACGGCGAGCCGGGAGGACGCAGGGCCTCCAGCATCGCAATCAGCGTCCGGGTCTTCCCAGAACGAGCAGGAATCACGAACTGTTCGCCTTGGCGAACCCGCTGCGCAAACTCTTGAGGGGTCACAATCCAAGGATACTACTCCGAAAGGGCTCTATCACTACACGCGAGATGTCGAGGGGGCTCTGAAGATTCTCGAAACTGGCATCAACCCCACAGGGTTCCCGGGCTACGTGTCCACTTCATCGCGTCCAAACAAGACGACCGTTGACATGCCCGTCACGTTCCGCGTGGATCCCAAGGGCCTTCAGTTAGAGGAGTACGACTACTTCAAAGGCCGCCCGCAGAGAGTGGATGGCGTACCTGTCCCTGGGACTGGAGAGGGCAAAGGCAAGGACCATCGCTTCGAGTACGAGTGGCGCACGCAATCCAAGATCCCGCCTGAAAACATCACAGGCGTCTACATCCACAAGGACACGTCACCGTACGATGCGCAGAGCATCCGCCAGGCGGCGGAGAAGCGCGGCGTCCCTGTGATCGAGGAGCCAATTGACAAAGCTCCGATGTACTCGAAGCCGCTGCGATCCACCAATCAAGCTGTACGCGCGGAGTACGAGAAGGTCTTCGGCCAAGTCGAACATCCCACTCTCATCGACAAGATCAAGAGCGTATTCGAGAGCAAGGAATCGATCAGAAGCGCAATCACGTTGGCGCGTCAGGAGACGTTCGACGGGCGCGCGCGTATCGCCGAGGGGACGCGGCTCACGGCCAAGACAGATGCCGACCTCATGGCGGATCGCTCAGCCGAGGCCGCTGTGCGCTTTGCAGACCGTAGTTCAAATGTCTTCGCAGGTGCTCTGACCCACGGCCCACTCAAGTACGACAAGGGATATGTCACGGCGCAGCAAGGCAAGGGGCTACTCAGAATCCTGGACCCTCTCGTCAAAGCGAACCTCACAGAAGAGTGGGCGCTCTACATGGCCGCCAAACGCGGCGGCAAGCTATTGACCGAAGGCAAAGAGCGGCTCATGACGCAGCCGCAGATCACGCAGGCCATGGCGCTCGCGCAACAGCACCCGGAACTTCTGACCGCCGAGAACGAGTACAACACCTGGAACAAGGCGCTGGTGCAACTTCTCGTGGACACCGGACGCATCGACCAGCCGACCGCCGACAAATGGACCAGTGGCACGTATCTGCCGTTCTACCGCCTCACTGAGGACGAGATTGTTACTGGCCCTCGCGCGTCTCGAACCATTGCCGGTGGTAAGAAGATCGAAGGGTTGAAGGGCGGATCGAGCCGAATCAATGACCCTCTGACCAACATCATCCAGAACGGGCTTGCCCTCACTGACATCGCCATGAAGAACGTGGCGGCTCAGCGAACCATCCGCGATGCCGTGTCATTGGGATGGGCTCGCCCAGCGGTGAATGGCGACAAAGGCGCGATTGTCACGGTCTACCGAGGCGGGAAGGCGATCAAGTTCAAGGTCGAGGACCAACTACTCTACGACGCGATGACGCAGTCGGACCTGCCATCCGGCCCGCTGTTTGACGCGGCGCTTGGGTTCATGCGTGGCGGCGCTCAAATGCTTCGCGGGCTGGTAACCAAGTCCCCCACGTTCTTCGTGAAGAACACCACGCGAGATTCACTGGAATCATGGATGAAGGGCGGGCACAACGTCACCCCGATCCTCAGCGCGATTGACGGCGTTCGCCAGGTGATGGGGAACTCGAAGAACTACGAAGCGCTGGAACGCGCCGGCGTGATCGGCGGCACGCTCCTGGAGGGTGGCGCGGAAGGCACAGCGGATCGCATTCAGCGCAAGCTCGACATCACGAGCGGCGCCAGCAGCAAGATGAAGCAAATGTGGGACGCGCTGGGCGAAGCGTCCGACAAGAGCGAAGCGGTCAACAGGGTCAAGATCTACGAGGATGCCATGGCTCGCCACGGCAATGAGGCTCAGGCGGCGTACGAGGCGTTGGAGGTGATGAACTTCTCGCGCCAGGGGCGAAGCGCCGCGATCCGGCTGCTCTCCGCCATGATCCCGTTCTTCAATGCCAGGCTTCAGGGACTTGACTGGATGGGCCGCGCGCTTGCCGGTCACGCCTACGGGTTCGATGCGGCCAACGGAGGCAGGGGCTCAGAGATCCGCAAGAACATGATCCGGCGCGGGCTCTTCATGGCGGGAGTCACGGCTACCTATGCGCTCCTGATGGCCGACAACGACGAGTGGAAGAACGCCTCACCTGAGGAACGGGCGAACAATTGGTTCATCCCGATGGGTGGAGGGAACGGCGCTCTCCGCGTCCCGATCCCGTTCGAGCTTGGCTTCATCTTCAAGACGCTCCCAGAGGACATCATGGCGAACATGATGAAGGTCGACACCGACAAGCAAACGATGAAGTATATTGGCACAGGGATCATGAACCAGTTGATGCAGCCCCTGGTCCCTCAGGCCGTGAAGCCGCTGGTCGAGAACTTCGCCAACTACTCATTCTTCAAGGGCCGCGAGATCGAGAACGGGGCGCAGAAGCGCTTGCTTCCAGAGCACCGATCGGACGACTACACCAGCGAACTCGCCAAATTCATTGGAGAACAAAGCGGTTCGTCGCCACTCAAGATCGACAACGTTCTCAAGGGCTACACTGGAACCATTGGAACGATTACATTGCAGTTGTTGGATGGGATGATGAGAGAGGGAAAGGGCGAGCCACCGGAGCGCGCGCTGTGGCAGATCCCAGGCATCTCGTCGTTCATCCAGCGACCGGATGGAGCCCGCCAGATCATCGACTTTTACGAGTCGTCTACAGGGATATCGCAGGTAGCGCAGAGCATGAAGCTCTTGCGGCAGTCGGACCCAGCGAAGCTGTCGGCCTTCATCAAAGAGCATCAGAAGGAATTGATGCTGGAAAACGTGGCGGAAGACACAGGGCGGCGCATGACCGACCTCCGCAAGTTGGACAAAACTATCCGCAACCACCCGACTATGCCGGGAGCGGACAAGCGGAAGATGTTAGATGAAATACGTCAACGGCAGATACAGTTGACCAAGCCAGTGAACGAAACTATTCGAAAGGTAAGCAATTGAAAACCATTCTCCTACTCATCATCGCGGCGGCCGCCTTCGGGCAGCCGTCCGCCAATGGCGTCAACCAACCGCCGAATCTGCAGCTGACCTCCGTCGTGGCAACTCACTTCCAAATCATGAATAACGCAGGCGAGCCGATGTTTGTGATCAAACCTGGCGACACCGTGTGCAACATCACCCGCGACACCTGCACTTGGTGGCCGAAGCAGGCAGACATGTACCATCCGCGCAACATCTCGCCGCGCACTCTCGCGGCACTGAAAGAGGCTGTCCAGTGAGCGCCACCATCCGCTACGCATTCGCCGCCGTTGCGGCTCTCATTTTCCTCTCGCTCTCCGCGCAGGCCGAAGAAAAGAAGCCGCTCCCGGCGGCGCCACCCGTGATCGAGGAGAAACATCAGACTGCGTTCTGGAAGCTGTCGTCCGAGATGCAAGCTGCTACGGGGGAGATCCTTCGCGCGCGGATTGCACAACTGGAAGTGGAACTTGCGAATGCGAACAGCGCGTTGATTCGCCAGACCGCTCCGCCCGAAGGTTCGCAGAAGAAGCAGCAGTCCACGCAGGCCGCGTTCATGAAGCTCCTCGCGGATGCCAAGCCCAATTGCAAGGGCGGCGAAGTGGAAGTTGGCCCAGAGGGGCTGAACTGCAAAGAGGCGGCGGCAACCGCGAAGCCGGAGGTCAAAAAGTGACCCTTTCGCGCTTCGACATGGCTATGGCCGCAATCTGCGTGGCTGGACTCGCCGGGGTTTTGCGGTGCGGGAAGAGGAGCACGGAATAGCGATGAACGATACCGCGATGAACGACTTCGTCCTGAAGCTGCTCGACGGGCAGGATGCACGGCTGCGCGAAGCCGAGCGCGCGGTTGCGAAGTTGACCCAGATCGCGGAGCAGTTGACGAAGGCGGAAGAGGATCGCGAGAAGCGCCTCAGAAAAGCGGAGAACCAACTCGCAATGCCAGTCCATGACGAAGATCACGAAAAGCGGCTCGACGATATCGAGTCCGAACTGAAGCGCCAAGTGAAGAGCGACGTGAAACGCGACGCGGCTATCACAGCCAACCTCTCCGCGCGGGAGTTGGTGCTCATTGGCTTGGCGTTCACAAGTTTCGTGACCGGCAAATGGGACTGGTTGACGGGGTTATTCAAATGAGCGCAACCAAAACGGAACAGATCGCGGCGCTCGCCATCATCGCGCCGCTGGCGGCCAAAGCGGAGCGGCTGTACGGCGTTCCGGCAGAGATCACGTGCGGGCAGGCCATGATCGAAAGCCAGTGGATGAAGGCCCCCATCGGCTTCAACTGCTTCGGGATGAAGAAGGCAGCGCGGCACAAGATGAGCGCGTGGCGCCGGACTTCGGAAGTGCTCTCTGACGCCCAACTGGAGGCATTGAAACGCAAGGTTGTCACGAAGAAAATCGCGCCAGACGGAAGCTGGGATGTGGTGATCGAGGATGAGTTCGCGGGCTATCCGTCGTTCGAGGCCTCGGTCATGGACTACGCCTGGTTGGTGACGAGCGCAGATCGATATGTAAAGGCGTACGAGTCCTACAAAAAGTCCATGCACGACTGGCCCGCGTACGCCCACGGCATCGTGGCGTCGGGCTATGCGACCGGGCGCGGCTATGGCGATTTAGTGATTGCCGTAGCCAACATGGGGACCGTGCGAGACGCAATCGCGAAGGCGCGGCTGATGGGGACAAAGCAATGAAACGAATCTTGGCAATCGACGGCGGCGGCATCAAGGGGCTCATCCCCGCTCTGGCTCTTGTGGCGCTCGAAAGAGCCACCGGCAAGCGGACCCAGGAACTCTTCGACATGTTCTCCGGGACCTCCACCGGCGGCATCGTAGCCTTGGGGCTGGCGCGCGGAATGACGCCTCACCAGATCTGCGATCTATTCGAGAAGCGCGGCGGGGAGATCTTTTCAAAGCCTTGGTATTGGTGGGGGCTGACCGGTCCGAAGTACAGCGCGACCGGCATCGAAAAGGTGCTGTTCGAAGAACTCGGCGAAGCGCCGCTCAGTTCGTCACTCAAGCCTGTTTCGGTGTTCGCCTCTTCGCTTGAAGATCGCCGTGCGGTCATTTTCCGTTCATGGGGTCCGGAGGCGTCCGAGATTACGTTCTGGGGCGCGGCGCGTGCGACATCGGCCGCGCAAACCTTCTTCCCGGCATTCGGGCGCCAACGGTATGCGGACGGCGGGGTGTGGGCAAACTGCCCGGCGCATGAGGCGCTGATTCTCGCGTCGGACTTCTACCCCGGCGAGCCCTTGCAACTTCTCTCGCTCGGCTGCGGCAAGCCGGAGCGGCCTATCGAGATGCGTGGCGAGGGCCTTATCGGGCATGCCTCTTACATCATCGGAGAGTTGATGGACTTCGTTGCCGACGCCGCGGTTCGCAAGTGCGAGAGACGGCTCGGCGATCAGTTCGTTCGGGTTCAGGTTCCGTTCTTTGGCGATGACAAATGGCCCATGGATGAAGCCTCGCCGAAGTATATGCGCCGGTTGAGGCTCGCGGCGGAACACTCACAGGCGCAGATCGAGACTCTGGTCAGAACCGGGTGGATCAAGCCATGACCCTCCTCGCCGCCATCATACTCGCGGGGGTCTGGGATGCACCCGGCTACGACGAGCCGGACCCGTGGCAGATGGTCACGGCCACGCACCCGATATTGCAATGCTCTGAGTCTGGCTTAAGTTGTTGGACGACCGTTCCTGTAGCAGCAGCCAAAAGAACGGATGTCGATGCCGCTCCCGCTCCCGCTCCCTTGCCCACCTGCAAGGTCATGGCGGTTCCGGTGAGCATGGAAGTGCTGCGAGTGCGGATCGGGGCGAAGTCCACGGCTATGGGCTTGTGGAACATCTTCATACAATGCCAGGGCGTCAAGCAGGTTTCAGGCCAATCCATCCAGATCGCCATCGCTCAAGCCGGCGGAAAGAACGCCCCGCGCTTCCTCACCAAAGAGCAATCAGGCCAGGTGCTCATGCGGCAAGCCGGCGGAAATCTCCGCAAGTGGCAGACAATCCTGCGATACAGCCTGATGATTGGAACGTCGGCGGCCTTCCCCGCCATCGCGGGCCAGATCGGGAACGCTGGCGCAATCGCGGTCAACCTCGCATTCCCTCTTGCCGAACAGCTTTCGCGTGGCCTCGAAGCAGGCATCCCCTCAGTTTCGGACTTGGGCCTTGAGATCCCCGACGTCATCTCCATCCCGGATACTGGTGGCGTCACGCTGCATGGCTGGTCCAGCAAGGTTCAGAGCCCGACAATCATTATCACGAAGATGGAGACTCGATGACCACCTACGAAGTCCTACTCATGGCATCAAGCTGCGCTCTGACCGCAGGCGAAGAAGAACTGGCCGCGAGGCTGCTGACGCTGGCCAATGAGCAGAAGAGGAAGGATCTCGAATGCTGACGAAGTGCCTCGTGTCCGCGCTGATGCTCGCGGCTCCAATCCTTGCGCAGACCACGATCACGGACACGCTCTACTCCCCGTGGTCGCCAGCGGTCGCGTGGTCAGGACGCATCGAAGTCACTGCCAATTGCACGATGACCTACGCTGGCCGCTCGTACGCACGCGGTTCCAAGATCACAGGCGTTTCTGTCAACGGGTCCGTTTCGTTCTCGATCATCCCCAACCTCGTGGCTTCCGTGACCTCGTGCTACTCGGACGAGAATGTCTACATCGCGACCTACACTCCCTCCGCCGGTGGGCAGAGGTGGACAGAGAAGTGGGCAGTCCCTTCTTCGTCTACGCCTGTCACCATCGGCACCATTCGCGTGGCGACGCCTACTCCCGCTGAGTACAGCTACACGCCCTCTCAATTGAACCTGTCGTCTTTGGCTGTTGGCTGCTTGTACAACACCGGATCTGTGATGAACTCGACCGGCCTTGCATGCGGCGTTGCGGCGACTGGTGGCAACGGTGTGAGCGTCCCGACCTATGCGGAGACCTTCACCTCGCAAACGAGTGTCACGATCCTCGCGGCGACGCATGGGTTCGCTCTCTCCCCGGTGGTTGTAACAGTCCTGGATAACAGCGGCTACTTCATGCAGCCGAATCAGAACTGGAACGCGGGCACTGGGACCGTTGTGGTGACATTTGCCGTGGCTTCGTCTGGCGTGATCTACATCGCTGGCGCTCAAGGGCCGCAGGGGGATACCGGCGCTACGGGACCTACTGGCGCGACTGGGGCACAAGGCCCGGCTGGCGACATGACGAATCCGATGACCACGGTAGGCGCGATGATTCGCGGTGGCACAGCTGGAGCTCCCACGACGCTCTTGATTGGCAGCACAGCGCAGCAATTGCGTGTTTCGTCTGGCGCTATCCCGGAATGGTTCACGCCTCCTGCTGTTGCAACTACCGGCAGCGCGGCAGACCTCACCGGAAATCTCGCGGTGGCGCGACTAAACTCTGGCACGTCGGCAAGCTCCACAACCTTTTGGCGTGGTGATGGCACTTGGGCAACGCCTATCGGTTTCGCCAACCCCATGACCACGGCGGGCGATCTCCTCTACGGTGGCGCGTCGGGCGTGGCTACGCGGCTGGCGGCGGGCTCCACCGGCGCGGCGTTTTATCAGTCCACCTCCACCGTTCCCGGATGGGCGACTAATCTTTACATCACATCCACAAGCGTAGGTATCGGTCCCGGCAACACGAGCCCATCGGGCACGCTCAGCGTGTATAACGCCACCAGCACGACCGGCACGACCCGTATGGTTGTCAAAGCTGGAGCGGGGGATATATCTACAGACAAAATTTTGGATCTTCAAAATACCTCTGGTGTAACTGGAGTTAATATGACGATCTACGGCCTGAATGTGAGAGGCGGGGCCTCGGCGACAAAGTTCGCGTTGTATGCCGACGGCAGTAACTACGGAAGTTTTTTGGCTTCGGATGCGATCTTAGCTTGGAAGCCCACTGGCGATGCTCTGGCGGGCGCAACAGACATCGCAGTTGGTCGCAACGCGGCGGGCGTCCTCGAAGTCAACAGCGGCACGGCGGGCACTCTCCGCGACCTCAAGCTCCGCGACATCACCGTAGATAACCAGAAAGCTACGACAGGCCAGCGGTACGCCTGCCTCGACACCAATGGCAAGATCGTATCGTCGGTAACGGCGTGCGTCGGAACTTAAAGGACCTCATCATGAAAACCATCATCCTCACCCTCATCGCAGCTGCCTCCATGCAGGCGCAAATCACGATCTGCCAAGTCGAGACCGGCGCGAAATGCGACGCCACGAAAAGCCTCACGATCCCCGCAGACGTGCTCCTGAGCCTGAAGGCATTCCGGGACTCGCAGGCGACACCGCCCTCGAAAGTGGGAGATCCCATCGTCGAGAAGTATGCGACCGACTGGGACCTCTTCATGGACCGCTTCAGCGCGTTGATCGACGAGATTGTCGCCCGGCACCCCACGGCCAAGATCCAGGCCAAGATTCTGGGGCGTCGGGGCAACGCCGCGCGCCGGCATCGGCCACGGCTGGCGGTGGAGTTTGTTGTGCGGGGCGGGCGACTGCCCGGAGTGAAACTATGATTAGACTATTCGCTGTTGCTTTTGTAACTACGCTCGCCGGGCAGACTCTATCTGACCCTTCCAACCGGGTGGTCACTGGCACGGTTAACGCCACTGGCGCTGTTCGCACCATGCCGACGAGGCTTGGATCCACGCCGTCCGGCGCGTGCTCCTACAACGGCGAACAGGTGCTATCAACCACGCTCTGGGGATGCGTCAGCGGGCTGTGGACCTCAATAGGCAGCGGGGGCGTGACCATTGGTGGAACGAACGGGCAGATCCAGTACAATAGCTCTGGTGTTCTCGGAGGCATCAGCACCACCGGCAGCGGGGATGTGGTCCGCGCGACGTCTGCCACCCTGGTGACTCCGGCGCTCGGGACGCCCTCCTCTGCGGTGTTGACCAACGCCACAGGCCTGCCTATCGCCACTGGCGTGTCAGGGCTTGGATCGAACGTAGCGGCCATGCTGGCGACAATGAGTTCGGCCAATGTGGCGGCGGCTGTCACCAATGAGACTGGCAGTGACTTGCTGGTGTTCTCGGCATCACCCACGTTCACCGGAGTCCCACTGGCCCCCACAGCAAGCGTCGACACCAACACGACGCAGGTGGCGACAACAGCCTTCGTCAAGGCACAGATCAGCAATGACACGCTGGGGGCGGGCAGCGCGAATCAGATCGCGGGCACAAACTCGGCCGGAACCGATGTCGAGAACAAGACGCTCTCCGGGACTGGTATCACGATCACGCATGGAACCGGGACAGTGGCTCTGAGCCTGACCGACACGGCGGTTACCGCTGGATCGTACACAGCGGCCAACATCACAGTGGACGCCAAGGGCCGCATCACGGCGGCGGCGAATGGCAGCGGGGGAAGCGGCACCGGCGCGAGCTACGTCTGGGACGTGAATCTCCCCAGCGGTGCCGCATACGACACGCCCTGGGCGTTCCCCCGATACATCGCGAATGAATGTACCCCCGCTCGTTGGGTTGTAACGGGCACGGCGGGGACTTCTATCCCGATCAATCCAATAATCCAAAAGGCGACCGTTCCTTCGGCAGACTACACATCCCCAACATGGGTAACTTATTCACCCACTACGCCATTCAACACGGCAAAATATACCAGCGTTTTAACGTCCTTCACTGGATGGGCAACCGGGGGAACCGGAGTGGTCGCTGGAACGATTAGCGCTGGATCATTGCTGAGGGTCAATTTCGACTCTAGTAGTAGCGGGTCCCCTGTTGTTATGACCGTAAGACTGGAGTGCCAGTAATGCGCACACTCATCGCCCTGCTCATTCTCGCGGCTCCGTTCGCGGCGGACGCGAAGCGGTTCCGCATCCGCATTACGGACGGCAACTGCCATCCGACGCCGACGCAGATCTCGAACCGCACGAGTACGGGGCTAGTGACAGATACCCCTCTTGGCGCAATACCTGATTTCAACGTCCCTTATTGTGATGATGCGTTTGGAACGCGCGTCATGCGGGTCACCCCCGAGAACTTCACAGACCCCAATGGCGGCGCGGTTGATATGAGCTCTGTCGCGCTTACATCCACGCAACAGGCCGGGTTCAACTCCGACAACACCCGTCTGATTATCGATGGCACGGGCGGCGCGGTCCTGATCAATATAAACCAATCGGGGGCTTCGCCAGTCGTAACGTCATACGAAACCCTTGTCGGAAACATCAAGCTCGCAGGGGCGGGGACAACGGCTTATGCAAACTATGGCATCAATTACTTTTGGGATGCAACGGACCCGAACATTCTCTATTTCGTAAGCAATGTCCAGATACTCCGCGCGGATCTATCAGCGAAGGTTGGCGGCTTCTACCAGGCCGTCATTATCGCGGATCTTTCCGCCGTGAATGCGTCTGCTGAAGGCGGATCTTCCGGTTATGTGTTCTGGCGATGCTCGGCGTCCTATAGCGTTCGCCAGATGGCGTGCGCGGATCAGGCGATTTGGGATGGCTCGTACAAGAGAATCGGATGGATCGCCTTTCAGATCACCGACCTTGCATCGAGCGCGTCGCCCACCACGAACTACACCGTTCTCGGCAAATTCATCAACGGGATAGACTCTACGCACGAGTACGATTACCAGTCCTACACGATCGGATCCCAGCTTATCTACCCCTTGTCGCCCAATGAGGCTGGATCCACGACAAGTCAGCCGCCCGGGTGGAATTGCAACGGCGGAGGGTCCTGTGGCGGATATAAATTCACCATTGACCGCAGCGGCGATTACGTCATTTTTGCTTCCACATCGACCAATGGGCTCGTGACTGCGATGGAGGCTCAAGTGGCATACAAACTGAGCGACGGGTCCAAGAAGATCTTGCAGGGCACTGGCCACGGGGATCCAGGCAACGGGAAATACTTCGCTATTAACTCCTTTGGGTACCAAGCCTCGACACCGTATTACGAAGGTCCTATCCAGCGGTGCGACCAAGGGATCGGGGCCAATTCGCAGTATTGCTGGCGAGTGTGGGATTACACCAGCTTGGCAACGGGCTGGGATATTAACGGCAACCACGGATCGGAATTGAGCTACGTCGCCGGAGGACCATCGGAAAACTATACCTCACGATTCTATGCAAGCTGCTATGAGGCCGCCAACACCCGCTGCCTCGCTTTCACGTCTTGTCCGCAGGACGCTGTATGCCCCAGCACTCAGGCATATGCCTATCATGGCGAGCTTTACAACGTCAACCTGACGACCGCCGCGACCTCCAGGTTTGTTAAAACGCATCTGAAGCTCTTATCGGGCTACCAGTTCATCCACGCGATTGCATCTAGAGACGGCCAATGGGCCGCTTTCGCGACCAACTACGGCAGTGACACCCGCAGTTATGTGTCAATCGTGCGGATGCCGTAAATCATCAACTCAACCACAAAAGGAAAACAACATGTACAACCAACTTGCAACCTACGACGAAGCCCGCGACATCGCCAACCAGCTTGGCACGCTCGGCGGAGGCGTGGTGGATACCTACATCCCCGAATATCAAGGACCATTCAGTCCGCCCGAAGATGGCGCGGCCAAGTTCCTGCACTTCCGTTTCGCCAACGGCGCGGACGGGTTCAACGTCGGCCTGATCCGGGCGTTCATGCAGTACTCGCCGCTACGCTGGCCACTCTTGATCGGAACGGAGATCGAGGCGGCGCGGAAGGTGGATCCAGCAAAAGTGCCAGCAGGCCAAGCCACGGCGCCCGCCACGCCGGCGGTTCCAGCCTACATGCCCATCGACCTCAGCCGCGAAGTGCGGCCCGGAATGGGGGTCTACGCGAGCACTGCGGAGGACGTCGAGCCGCTCGGGAGCACGTTCACGGTTGACGGGAGGAAGTTCGTCAAGTACAACTTCCCCAACGGCATGATGTCGTTTCGCGCCTGGCAGCTTCTCGCCTAACTCAAAGCCAGGGGTCATCCTTCAGTGGGTGGCCCTTGGGCTCACCTTCGCCTTCCGCCGCGCCGCACCAGCCCGGCTAATCCGCCGCCGATGCTCCTCGTTAGTGCTCTCAACGGTCGCGCCGCAAATGCCACACGTGACCGCGAACGTGGTCGAGTCATAATTCATCTCATTTGGCATCCTTCGCATGGTGAGCACGCGCCCGCCTTTCGCGCGGCATCGATGGCGGCACGCGCTGATTCCTGATCGCAGGACACAACTACGTCATCGCGACGCACGGCAAATCTTCCTGGCTCTCCACCCCAGAAGTCGTAGACGCACCAGCCGTTCGCGATCATCGCATCCAGCCGCTCGCGGTCCGCGCGAAGCTCGGCGATATTGTCATCAATCCCGCCCTCATGCCCGGTGATCTCGATCAGTTTGCGCTCAATATCGGCGAGGCGATTCTGCGCGTCCTCCCAATGCCCGACAGCGATCAGGCGCGCGCGATCTTTGCCATCCCGCTCCCGCGTCAGCCGGGCGTTCTCGGCCTCCAACTTCTGGACCCCGTTGTACAGCCGGGCGTCGTTGCCGTACTCGCTAAACGCGTAGGTCGACAGGTCTCGCTCCGCTTTCTCGCCCTCGTACATTTCGAGGCGCTCGCGGATCCTGGCGGTCTCGGCCTCCAGCGCGGCGATGCGGGCCGCTTGGATCGACTCCCTGGACGCGTTGGCTATGTCATTCGCAAGTTGGTTCCGCTGCTCTTGCGTCAGGTCGCTAACCAGTGCATCCCATTTCTCGGATGGCGTCATTTCCCCCGCGCCTCCCGCGCGATCTCGGTCATACGCGAACCTCTTCATTTTGCGCGTTCGCCTTGATCGCGACGCACAGGAGATCCATATCCCTCTCGGAAGTCACCATGAGATCCGCATCCGGCCTGGAAGGATTCCGGACAAAGATCGTCACTTCCACGCGATCAGTGAACAACTTCTCTACCTTCAGTGCGAGCGTCACGATGGCGTTGAACAATGCGAGCTTCCAGCCAGGCGTTTGCTTACGCATGCGGGGCCTCCTTTTTTAACCGGCTGGCAAGTTCGCGAAGTTTCGGAAGCATTATCGGGTGACATGCCTCCCCCTTCTGGCACACGTGCCCGTCCCGCCTTCCGCAATCTTCGCGGCGCGGGGTGCCTGCGATTCGGGTGCTCATCGCGGGGCCTCCGAGTACGCTTCGAGCATGTCCGCCGTGTCAACCTCAAACAACGAAAGCTGCCCCCTCATCTCGAAGAACGGCAGAGCAACCGGGTCGCGAAGAACGAACCCGTAGCGGCCAAAAAACCAAGGCGAATCGGATGCGGTAACGCAGTCGACCATCTCAACCTTGCCGATGATCCCGCCGAACTCCAGAGCGTCGCTCGGAATCGTGGCTCCCTGGAGCCCCGCGAAATACGTCGCCTGCTCGATGTCGCTTTTGTTCCTGGACTTCGAGGCGTGAATCAGTAGCGGGCCGCGATAGCCGCAAACCCAGTCGCGATTCTCGATGTCTTTGCCTGCGTGAATTATGAGCCACGCCCACGGCTGTCTGATTGAAATGCACTTCATTCGAAAAGCCCCTCCTGCCTCTCGGCAACCCGCGCCCGATGCGCCGGGCATTGCAGCGGCACGGCGGCCGCCTGGTTCAGCGCCTCCTGCAGCGCCGCTTCCGCCGCCCGCCGCTTGTTCAACTCCCGGTCAATCTCGCGGTGCAGGTTGTCCCGCAGCTTTCGAAGCTCCGCGATTTCTGCGCGGGACTGACGCAACTCCGCGACGATCGCGTGGACGTGCGGGCTTCGCAAAGCCAGCGCGCGCTCGATGTCGGTTTCGGTTGTATGGATCATGCGGCCTCCGCCATGAAGCACGTTCGGTACGTCAGGCACGTATCGCACTCGCAAGGATCGATCTTTTTCAGACCTACCAGCACATGCAGGACGTCCCATGTCTTCGCCGCCTTGTGCCACATGATGCCCTTTTCCGCGACGTAGGCAAGCACAGCGCCATTGCTCGAATAAAGCCACGTGCCGACCGCTATCCCTTCGGTGCTTTTGATGGGCTCGAATAGCTTCGGCCCTACGTTGTGCTTGCCGAAGTCGTCGCCAATGCGTGACTTCCATCGCTGAATCGATTCCTCGATTTGTTGGTCTAGCCGAGCCTCTTTGGTCAATTGCCCCTCCCGTTTCCGCTCGTCATCGTGTCCATCGCGCCGTCCTTGTGGCGCTCCACCCAGATCCGCATGTAGGCGCGGACGCCGGCATGCCAGAGCTTCGCGTCGCTCGTCTGCCCGCCTCGCCGGATGTCGCACAATGCGGCTCGGGTGGCCTCGCCATCGCCTTCCCAGGGCTTGCAGAGCACGGCTTTCTCGAAGTACTCCTCGATCTCGCCGGACGCGATGGCGCGCGGCAGATACAGCCAGGACGGCTCGATGGCGATCACCAGCTTGTCGGCGACGGCCAGGCGGGACGGCTGCATACCCAGCGACTTCGCGAGGTATCGGGAGTGCAGCAGGCAGAAATAGAACCACTCGCGGCCAAAGAGACGGCCCACGATGCGGGCGCCGAGGTACGGGTGCTGTTCGCCCTCCGGCCCGTCCATATTTGGCTTGCTGAGATAGCCAATATCGTGAAGAAAGAAGCACGCCCAGAGGCGCGGATCCCATGGGAATCCGAACAATTTCCACCACGCGATTGCGATCAGGAATGGGTGGATCGCGAAGCAATGGACCCCGAAGAGCACGGACTTTGTTCCGACTGTCATTTGCACTCCTTGACTCGCAGCGGTTCGAGCACCGATCGGAGCCACGCTATCGCCTCGGCCTTGGATACGAAGGTGCGACCAATCGGGTCCGGCAAAAAGCCCGGGAAGCATCGGAAACTGGCGTCATGTAAATAACCCCTCCATTCCAGCCCGGGATACGACTGGTGCGCAAACGCCAGCGCCTCTCCAGTGCTGTCGAGGGCGAGCGTTACTTGGTGAGTGAGCCGCTCCTCCTGGCTGTCAACTATTCGCAAACTCCAATACAGCCTAGTCTCTTTCGGTTTCTCGCGACATCCAGACAACGCCAAGGCTATTGCGACCACGCAGATTCTTTTCATGCGGCATCCCGATTCTTCGCCACAAGCTGCGCCGAGAGCGCCACATTCTCGCGCAACAGCCGCGTGTTGTCGGACTCCCAGGCCTTCAGGCGCCGGTCAACCCGCGCGCCGAGATCGGCGTCCAGGGCGTTGCGGAGTTCGGTCAGGAGCGGGTCCTCGGTGTGCCCGGCTCTCATCGTGTTCATCTGCATCAGATTCCATCCTTCCTTCCCACAAATCTCACTTCGTCTTTGTGCATCGTAAGGTCAACTGTGCCGGTTGGCCCGTTCCGCTGTTTCCTGACAATCCACAACGATCGGACGATGGGGCTCTTGTCCTCCATGTCTACGCGATGGACAAACACCACGTTGTCGGCGTCCTGCTCGATGCTGTTGTGAACAAATATCCCGTTCGCTACGAAATTGTGTGTCCCGTTCACTTCCATATCGAACACAGGCTCGACATCGCCGGGGGTAATCTCTACGATTTCATCCCAATACATATCTGACTCGCAGATTTTAGTGAGAGACTGGCTTTGCAAGGCATCCGCATATCGCTTCAGATGCTTTCGAGATGGACAAAACTTCCAAGCGCTCGCTCCGTTTGGTTTTGCTCCGATCATTGCCGCCATTGTGCGATGGGGGATCCCCTGAATCCGCATTTCTTCCCACACCTTCGGCCATACCTCCCGAGGGATCGTATCAGTGTTGGTGTTTTGCTTTCTCCCCTCAAGGAACTCTTTGATTTGCGCAACCTCCTCGTCGCATCCAAACACTCCAACGTTGCGGAGGAACTCGATCTGAGGCCCAGCCCCAGAAACCACCACCCCATAGGAATCCCGATATCCTGCCTTCTTCATGGTGTTTATCCTCGATATCACACCAGCCCGCATCAGAAGTTCCTGCACCTCCACCGCCAACCTAAAACTCGTTGTTGAGTAGCCGATGAAAGCCATCTTCTCGTTGTGACCCATGCATCCATCCGTTGACCATAAGTGCCTCAACAGCAATCTCTGTTGCTCGGTTGACATGCGGAATACAAATTCTGGGAAATGCTTTTCGTGTGATCGCTTGCCAAAAACGTCGATGCTTTTCAGCCACTCGGTCAGAACGTTTGGATGCCACTTACTTGCCCCAGAGGAAAGAGCCAGAACGAAGCACTGACGACCGATCCCAACTGTCCTTTTGGCGGTAATCCCAAATGCCGTTTTTGCTGCCTGTGTTACCGCTTTTAGGTTCACTTCAACTTCGCTCGAATACCGTGGACAAGCTCGCGGCAACATGCTGCCATCCCCGATTAAGTGCGCCAGCAAAATCAGATGAGATTCTGAAATCGGCAGGCATTCCCCGGTGTTCTCAAACATCCTCAAGACGGCAATCCGAGAGCCTATATTCAAGTCTTCAAGTCGGACATAGCCGTCCAGCGTTCTGAATGGATGATTCGATGTCGCTCGAATCCTTCTCCCGGTAGAAGTGCGAACGGTAAACGTTTGCCGATCCCCAGTTTTCCAGACCTTCGAAACGCTGCTGATAATGGCTTTCCTGTTGCCGTCCTCCGCGACCACATCAGGCGTCAGCCCGACTAACGAATCAATCCGACACCATCCGCCGTCCGCCATCAACACTCTCGTATCGCCAGCCAAGCATCCCGACTCGCGAAGGTCCGATAGCCGTGGCTCACGTCCCTGCTTCTCAGCTTCCCGGGAGATCTGCGCCAACACCACCAGCGCGACTTTGAATTCCATAGCCAGCTTCTTCAGCCCTCGCGAGATCTGGCCAATCTCGTTGACGCGATTCTCGGCACGCGTTGAGCCGGTCAGTAGTTGCAGGTAATCAATCACAGCCAAACTCGGAGCCAGCCCTTGCGCCTTGGCCTTTCGTAGGTTTCTCCGGATCCGCTCGACCGATGCGTTCGGATCGTCTCGCAGCCAGATTTGACACTGCATCGCATCCCCCAGGACACGGAATACTTCGCGCTTCTCGGCTTGGTCAAGATCGCCTGACCTTAACCTGCTATGGCTTACCGGCGCCTCAGCCGCAATCACGCGTCGAAGGATCGACCCCGAATCCATTTCGAGAGACCAGAAGTGCGTTCGATGCCCAGCCCGCGCCGCCCAACTTGCGATCTGCGCCGCAGCAATTGACTTCCCATCTCCCGGTCGTCCGCCAATGATCGTCATCTCTCCGACTCGCAAGCCGCCCATAGGGTCGTCCCATGGAAGTGGGATCGTCGGAGCTTGCTGCTTCTCGCCTACGAACTTCAGGAAGTCGCCATTGAAATCCCGCTCGAATACCTCGGCAACGGTCAGCATCCCGTCGCTGTCGTCTGCTTGAATGCCGCTTATCGCCTCTGTGGCGCGTTGCAGCGCGGAAACGATATCCTCGGCCCCCCCTTCGGTCATCGCAAGCTCTCGCAGCCTCTCTGCTTCAAATACAGCCATCCGGCGAATCGCGTTGACCCGCAGGATGCGACAATAGCTTTCCAGGATGCCGCCGCCGCTGGGCAGGGCGTCGAGTTCTGACAAGTACGCCAGGCCATCGACCGATTCGAGTTGCTTAGCGGCCTTCAGCGCGTTCGCCAGTGTTACCCGCTCCACCGGTTGCCCGGATTCGTGCAGCTTCCGACAAGCCATCCAGATGCGCCGATGCTTCTCGATGCTGAAGTCAGACTCGGCGACGTGGTTCATCACGTACTCCAGCTCGTCCGCGTCCCCGCTCTGGCAGGTACCCAGGATCCCGCGTTCGGCTTCGAGGTTCGCTGGCAGGCCCTTCTCGAATGCTGCGTCACTGCCCGCGTTGCTCATGCCGGGATGGTGTCCTCAATCCGCACCCACTTTTCGCAGTTGTTCTTCTTGTCCCAGATGCGGATCATGTCTTCCTTGCCGGTGGCCTCATTGATCAAGCCCTTCTCAGTCCATCCCTTGTCGCCCAGCCAGATCGCCAGTGATGGGACGTACTGCGGGTCTGCCCACTTTGGATCTTTGCACTTGATGGCATGAGCGGCGTCGATCTTCTTCAGCTCCGGGATGCCGCCCTTTTCAGCGATCCGCTGAAGTATCGGGAATACATGCACGAGGTCTTTCTTCTTCGGGTGACGCTCATACATCTGCTCGGCGATCCGCCCGGCCTCTGCTTCTTCCGCGAAAACACTTTCTTTCTTTGAAGGAGAAGAAGAAGCTGAAGAAGAAGATGAAGGCCCCGTATTCCGCTTAAGCTGAATGTCAAGCGGAATAAGTTCCGAGGTGAGTTCCGCGATTTGCGGAGCGGTAAGTAGAAACCATTCTCCGCTTCCGCATGACTTGAATCTTTCATGCAGCCTTTTTTCCTCGCTCCCCATGTCTTCTACCCACTTCTGGCCGATCAACTCTACAGATCCAGATAGCTCTTTGTTTCTAAGCTGATAGATGCGCTTGGAAGGGTTCGCGCTGATCCCTATTTTGACGGCTCCATCGCGCGATCTTTGGGCGAAGTATAGGAAGCCTGGGATGTTGTATTCGACGCCCAGCTTTGGATTTCCGCCCGTCTTCCCTATTTCCACTAGGCGCTTGCGGTTCTCTTCGTCTCGAACCATCCGCCGACACCAGATGCAGCCATCTTCGGAGCGAGATAAAACCCCGTTCACCTCAAGCTCCTTGATCCATTTTTCTATATCCGACTTGGAGCCGCCGCATGCGTTTGCGATTTGCTGAGGCTGCATTGGGCGCCCCATCTGCGTCTGGAGTTTCCCGCGTTCTGGGCTTTCCCACATTAGGCACAGCAGATCAATCCATAGACCCTTAGACGCAAGCCCGCACGACCGCAGCGCTGGGTCCTTCATCCAGTCGCCGGGGTAGAACTGCATTGATGGCTGCTTCGCCATACACTTACCCCTTCGCCCTTGCAGCCTTCTCGGCGGCCTTCACAAGCTGCTGGCGGATCCACTTCGAAAGCGGCATCTTGGCGGACTTCGCAGCCGCCTCGAACTTCTCTTTGTCTTCGGTGTCGCAGCGGAATCTTACGCTCTCATCCATTGCCCAAGTGTAGTCCACTTTGTTGCTACGTGTCAACATATAAATCCCCGCTCCTCGGCCATCTTTTTCCATGCTTGTGCTGTGGCCTGCTTCCACTCGCTCAGTAAGCTCCACTCCCCACAGTTCGCCTTGCCGCACTTCAGGGATAGCGTTTCGCTGTCCATGTTGAAAACGTCTTGCACCTTGAACCCAAGCCCCTTGCACTTCGGGCAGTTCATCCGCGTTGGCATCGCCAACAACTTATCCATCGCCCGCTGCGAACTCTCCCACGCTTCCGCCAGCTCCTCGCACTTCGCGCGGGTTCCCTGGACCGGCCGCATCTCGTCGGTGCAGACCAGCATGCACACGCCTCCGGCAGCGGTACTGATCTCGTAGCGGCGCCCGTTGCGCCCCTCGGCGGTGTAGGAGTACTCGCGAATGCTGGGGCGCGACCAGGAGAGGAGCTTCATGGCTTGGCCAACTCCCGGATGCGATCTGCTCGTTCCATTTTCAATGCCAGGGACACATCGAGCTGGCCTAAGGCGCGTAACCAGGCAGGCCCGTCGTACGATTCGTCGTCGTACTCCTCGGCCATGCGCCAGAGGGTCTCCACGCGCTCCAGGTCGATGTCCATCAGGCGGCCTCGTTGTCTTCGTCTTCAATGTCTTCTTCCGTGAGTTCTTCGATTTCTACGCACGTATAGAAGCCAAGCGGTTTAACTTGGCGATCCCCAAGCTTCCTTTGCGCAGCAAGAGCGATCAGGTTTTCCCAGAACTCTGGGCGAAGAACGTCAGAGCGCACCCCGAGAGACCCAACTAAGCCATGGCAGCCGGCACAGAGCGCGATTAGGTGTTGGTTTTCTGTGTCGTTTTCTTTACCGTGAATGTGATGCGCGGCTAGTCGCGGCCTCTCTCTTTCGCACAATTGACAGATACCTTCCTGGAGTCCGACTGCTTCGTTTCGGCGCCCTCCGAAGTACCTCAAGTCGCTCCTCCGAAGCCCAGAGCACCGACGGCTGCATGTCGCCTGTTTTGGGTTCATTGGGATGAAGTCACGCTTGCATTGCGGGCATGGTTTCGGCTGAAGTTCTGAATGTTTTGATGCGTACTCATCCCAGCCAGCAAGGTGATGCCTTTGAATCCCAAGCACCAATGACTCGATATCTAGGCCGCGCTGGACGCAGAACTGACGAATTGATCCCCCAAAAACGTTAAGATCCCTCAGGTAGATTGCCGTGGCTGCTTTAGTCATTCCCGATCCGCGCTTGATTCTTTTCTGGACAGAGTTCCCGAAGCGAACGCCGATTTGAAGTTCTGAAATCTTGCATGCGACGCCCGCATAACTTCTCCCAAGACGACGAGCAATCTCCCCAACAGTGCATGACGGTGCAAGAGTATGCAGTTCCTCTAATTCCTCCGTGGTCCATTTAGACGCTGGCATGGGAATGTCAAGTCGCTTCAGCCGTTCCCATACGGACTGCCCGCCAATGCCTAGGTGCTTAGCGGCCTTCCAAACACTTCCGAAATGCCGATACGCGCATACCAACTCATCATTTGTGACGCGAGTTTTCACAATTCAAATCCCCTCTGCGAGGGGCGACGATTCGCCCTCCGCGCAGGTGACTTAGGCGGTTGCCGGTTCCGTTTCGGGCTCCGGAAGCAGCGTGAAAGTGAAGTCGTTCGCCCCGCCGTCGATGAGGAGTTCGAGTTCCTTCTGGACCAGGAACACCTCGAAAGTTTCCATTGGCATCTCTTTCGTGTCCACCGTCAGAATCGCGGACGCCACCATGCGCTGAGGCTCCTGCCCTTCCGCGAGTTCCATCTGCCGCTCGTCGTGCCGCAGGAGGCGGTACTTCACGATCCGCGCCGTGTCCACACGGATCCCGATCTGGTAGCCGGTCGGCTGCTCCTTCAGCAGTAGGCATCGGACGTCGCGGTATTCGCCGCCGGACGCGATGCGGTTGGACTTCGCCCGGAGCGACGCCTTCCGCTCGTCGATTCGCCCGGCGATGTCTTTCTTGACGGAGGAGAGGCGATGCTCCAGGGTGCCGATCTCACTGAGAGCCTCGGATTGTTCACGCGCGAGTTGCGCCATTTCCTTGTCGGTGTATTTGTGCTCGATTGAAATTGTTTCGGTTTCCATTGAATCTCCGGATGGATCTTAGTGCCGGTCTATTCCCGGCTGTCAGCGGTCTCTCCCGCCGTCACGCCCTCACCTTAGCCAGATTGCCGTCTCTGCGACGCACAACCCAGGGTCGGCTCGTCTTGCATGCTGCTTGTCTCCCGGCGTTCTCATGACACTCAACCCGTGCATGCTTAGGGGGACGGCCTATCGAGTTCAGCCTGTCCATTCACGCGACCGGCAACTTCACCGGCTCGGCTCGACGAAAAGATCAATCCTTGAAAAGCTTTGCGCGGACGGCCGCATCTTTCGATTCGAGAAGCTTGCGGAGGGCTACGGTCCGCTCCGGGTTCCTCGGCAAACTGTCGACGATCAACTTGGCCAGTTCGCCAAACGGCTTCGAGGCTTCCTGTAGATGCGCCGGAAGGTGCTCGTATGCGAAAAACTGCATGATTGGTTCAGTCATAAATTCCTTTCGATTTGAGATTGCCGCGATACGCTCGCGGCGGGCGTTCAATTGGAGCGAGATGCAGGAATTGAACCTGCTCGGCACGGTTGCACCCGTGCACCGACGCGGACTGGCTTTCCGCCGCTCTACCGTTGAGCTATTCCCGCAAATCCAGCTCAGAAAGGCGTCTCGTCGTCGTCCAACATGGCGGAATCCGCGCGAGGTACCGTCATAGCCTTTGGCTTCTCAGCCTCAGACATCTTCCGGCGAGTCTTCAATGACGCCCCAAACAAGTTGTCGAGAAGCTTGGCGTCATCCTTGGCGATGGGCTCGAATGTCACGGACCCAGGCTTGCGACCCACTGACCACTTCTCGAATTGCTTGCCGTCCTTTTCTTCGATCTGGCAATACATCTCGACGGTCTGCCCAACAATCGAGAATGTCTTCGGATGGCTCAGGTCGATCTGCGAGGGAGCATCGACCATGATGCCGAGCGCTTCAAGATCAGAGATCGCGTAATCGAGCGTCTTTTCCGTCAAGTAACGCTGCATGTTGCGTTCGTAAGACTGGACGCGTTCTTCCGTATCCGGTCCGGTGATCACCGCCTGCGGTTCGAACTTGATATAGAAGAACGGCGTCTGCTTCTCTTGGCTCTTACCCAGACCTTGATCGGTGACGATGCAGCGATAGCGCATCTTATGTTCGTAGAAAGCCATTACGAGGCTACTCCTTCTTGTGCCTTTCGTCCTTCTTTGATGGCGATCATGAGATCCGCCCACGCCTGTACGGCGCTATCGGAACTGATCTGAAGCGATGCCGGTAAACCGACGCGGTTCTTGGCATCGAATGCTGTTCTGCGTTCACAATACAGCATCCGGTCGCACTCGACATCGGTGGCTTTCCCCTTGCGATTCTTGCGCTCGTCCGACAACACCGCGCCGCCCATCACGACTGCTTCGAAGTTTCCGAACAGAACAACATCCGCCCACTTATGGGACAGGCCCCATGTCTTCTCGTGCATGTCCGGAGTGTAGCGGTCGTAGTCCGGACCACTCGGATTCTTGAATGGTTTCACTTTCGTGTGCGTCAGGCAGATGATCGCCATCCGTTTCGTCTCGCGCAGCTTGTCGAGATCGGCCAGAAACATCGTCCACTCAGGCAGAGAAACTTCTGGGCCTTTCCCGTAGCTCAGGAACGAATCCGTTTTGCTATCAAAGTCCCGCTCGGTGATGAACCGGTGGCACATCCGCTCTGCTCCGTTCAACGTGTCGAGGACAAATGTCTTGTACTCGTGCTGTTGATTGGTCAAGGCCCGAACCGCTTCGCGTAGTTCTTGCCACCGATGCAGTTCAGGGAAATGGGCGATCTCAGGAAGCCGTCCCGCATCGATAAGGGTTTCGAGGCCGGTTTCCCCTTGCGTCATGGCAAAGATCGGCGCCGGCGCTTGTGCGGCGAGTGACGTCTTTCCAAACCCTTCAACGGCGTGCCAGATATGGCGATTGGGAAGCTTGTTCCCTCTCGTCCGAATATCAGACAGCTGCAACGCTGGACTCGACCCCGTTGGCCGAGACGAGGCTGTTGACATGCTGTTCCTCTTTCTTTGTGTTGAACCATTCTTCGAGCGCGATATGCCAAGCGATTCCGAACTGGAGCGTCTCGCGCTCTTTGGCATCGACGCGCTCAATGCCTAGTTCGTATTCGTAGTAGTGTTTGCGGCGACAGGACTGAAACGACTTGATCCGGCTAACCGTTAGGAAGTCCCTGCCATCTCCAGGAAGTTCTGGAAGCTCAGAGTGAACTTGTTTCTTTACCTTCCAGTTGTCTGAGTCGGGTTCGTCATATCCGGAGCAGATACCAAGGAACTTGCAAGGCGACCCATAATTCATGCAGGCACCGCTGTTGCGAACGTGACGCGTACGCTTGCGTTCTTCGAGCATTGCCTTCCCGATCTCCCAAGACTCAGAAGCGCACTCAATAAGCTGCGAGTCTAGACGGGCTACCTGGCGGCGTTGAAAGTACCATTCAGGCCGCACCACCGTGCAGTCATGAGCCACACGCGACTCATACATGTCAAATGTTTCTCGGTCGCATGGCTCTGCTGGGCGTCCAAACCATGCGTTGTACTTCCCAATCTCTGCCCGTTCTGCTTTGGTTATTTGCCGTGGTGAGATTGATGGCTTTCGGACCACATCCCACAACGCGTAATCGACACGCCGCGCATTGAGATGATCCATCAACATGTAGTAAGTTGGCTGATTCTCTACCAATAACTGCCGCCAGTAAGACTCGCTCGGATCGGTGATATCTTCAGAGCACGTTTTGTGGTCCATTAACAGGGTTTGTCCGAGTTCGTCAGACAACAGAACGTCTCGCTTGCCAGCCATCAAATAGGACCGTGACATCCTCCCAGATTCTGGGTTCCACATGTCGGCGGTGATCATCTGTTCAACTTCAAGAACGTTGAACGTCTGGTTGCCCCATCGCTTGTCATAGCCAAACAAGAGCCCTTTGATCTTGGCTTCGATCAGGCTTTGCCCGATGTTCATTGCCATGCATTCGGACTGAAGACGTGTCATTGCACGATGGAGAGCTTTGCTCATACGCCCACCATCCGCTCCAACTCCAGCGTCGCCACGTTGTCCGGGTCCAGGTACGCGATCCGCTTCGCCACCAGTTCCGCCTCGCGGGCCTCCCGCTCTTCGCGCCACACCGCATCGCGGCACTGCGCGGAACACTGATATTCCATCCCCATGCGCTTGATCGGCACGGCGTAGACGGCGTGGCAGCGGATCCGTAGACCGCAGTTCGAACACTTCAAAACTCCACCTCCTCAGTCAGCGGCTCCGGCTTACCGGAACCAATGCGCACCTCGGCTCGCTCGATGGCCTTGCGCTCCTCGACGGCATCGATAGGATCCGTGGGCGGCATATCGTCCACCGCCAGGCAGAGCGCGAGAGGCAGGGTGGCGCCCGATCCCATCGCAATGCAACGCTCGTCAAACTCTTCTTCGACGCCGATGTCCACGCAGTAATCAGAATCGCGCATGTAAAACTTCGCCCGCCATCTAATTGACCGTCTGGATTCCAGCTTCTCGATCACCAGTCCGAACGCAGACCAGTCGCGGGCCACGCGATGGTAGATCGGGATCACGATGCACTCACTCAATTTCCAGTGCATGGGCGCGATTCCCAGCCTCCGACATACCCGCTTTTCGAGTTCGATGATTTCTGACTCAGTCATCGCTTGGTCTCCTTTTCGTATTTTGATCCGCGCTCCAGCTACCAGATCGCCACCGATGGCCGCGCCGCGATGTTTGGCTGGCACGCGCACCGCAACAGGCCAGCAGCTTTGGAGCGCGGGCGAGAGACCCGGATAGCTGTTTCGTTCGCTCGTCGCATGAGTGATCGATTGCAGCGTGTCCAGATCCCTTGCCCGCGGGCCTCATTGAGTAGCAATCAGAACGAGGCCGCGCGGACGTTCAGCACTTTTGTTCGGCGTTGGTCGCCACCCTGATACGCGACGTTGACGCCGCGAAGTCGATGCCCTTGGCGAGTGCGGATATCCGCACAAGAATGACTTCCAAAGGCATCGGCCTCGAAGCGCAACCCGCTACGGCTGCAACTGCTCCCGCAAAACATCCTCACGCGCTGACAGGTACGCCCGGCGCCCGGCACGCTGGCCCGCTGCATGCGCCAGGATGTGCACGGCGAGCCATTCGGCGGCATCGGGTACCGCCGCGAAAGAGAGGATGCCCAGGCCTCCGAGGATCATGTTGGCTTCGCTGTTCATCCCTTGTCCCCCTCGTTTTTCATCAGTCTCACAGGCCGGTCGATAAACGCGTAGATCGCGATGATGATCAGCAGCGAGATGAAGGCCAGGGCGAGCATCTCGGCTTGGCTAGGCATTAGTGGCCTCCCTGATTTCCGTACCGTCGTCGCTTACCGGGTAGCCGAAGTCAGCTTCCGATTCTCCCGGCCACAGGTCCCCGACCTTTGGCTCCTCGCGGTAGCCGTGGCAGGATGGCTCGCCGAACTCCGGCCCCATGAAAGCGGGCAGGCAGTACGCCAACATGTACGAAGCGCTTCGACCGCGCGGGGCCTTCTGGCGACCGCACGTCGCACAAACGACGCGCACTCCGACCTTGTTCGGGTTAAGCATTGTCTGGAACCCCCGGCTTGATCGCGTCTTCGTGCGCCTGGACTGCGGCCATCGCAGCTTCTCTCGTCGCGAACCCGCCGCGCACGGAAGGCGCAAGCTGCCGCTGTCCGCGCTGTTTCAGGGACGTGGTGACGATCCACTGATGCGTGCCGCGCCAGACAATATACGTCGAGCCGCACTTGCCGGTGGTCCCGACATCGCCTGCTTGGTTTTCTGCCCATTCGAGTGTCATGATCCGAGCATCCTTTCGATGGCGAACGCGGCGAAATGGCCATGAAATACAGTCAAGAATGCATGGAACGCGTAGGGCTTTGCTGTCTTTGAGTTGAAAGCAAGCTGTGCTTGCGCCCACATGCACGCCAGGTTGAAGACGGTACCAACAGCCAAAATAATCACAGCCGCACCGCCCCCGCGCAGATCGCGGCAATCACGAAGCAGATCAACATCACAAGGCCCCCGCAAAAGAGGCCGGTGACGAGATCATGGTCGGGATGCGTCACCGGCACTGGGCCACGCAAGGAGGACGCGGGCAAGACGTATGTGCTTTGGTGCTCGGGGTTGAGCCAGAGCACCGGGATAGAGACCGGCACGGAGGACTGGTTGGAGGAGCCTCCGGGCCGTTGCGGGGAAACGGTGGGAGCCGTGAGGATATCCCGCGAAAAGGTGGCGCGTACGCCGGATTTGATTGTCATTTGCGCCTCGCGAACCAGAGAACCAACGCGACCGCAAACAGCAGGATGCCGACAATCACGGCGGGCGTGCGCGGGCATATCATCGCTGCACCGCCCGCACGACGAGATGGATGTCCCGCTGCGGCTGGCAGTCGGTCACAACCTCGTCAACGCGCTTGGATTCGGCCACGGTGACGGAGCCGCCGAAGAGGTAGTCCGCGAGGAGCAGGAGGAAGTCGATCATGCCACTTTCCCTTTCGGCTTTTCGTCCTTCTCGATGGTCCGTTTGAAATACGCTCCAGCGGCGGTCAAATAGATGACCACGCCTTCAGGCTTCATGAATCCCGGCGCCGCAACGCTTCCGTTCGATCGAAGGGTTTCGAGGCATTCATCAACTACCGTTGTCGTGAAGTCGCCGTGATACAGAATCGGGACGACGCCACAGCAAGCAGGCCGCACATCGTCAGTCCATCGCCCGACATTGAACAACGAGAAACGTTTCTCAGTGAGACCGTAACGGCGCTGGATGCCCGCTCCCCACCATTCGCCGTAGTGGAAGCCCGGGCCGAGCTTGGCGAGTTCCACCTTGTTCTCGTAAGCCCACCGCGCGAACCCGTAGTTGTCCTGCTCTGGGGTGATCCAGCGCGTGCGGCTACCCACAAGCATGTTGCCGTCCTCGTCGAAATGGATCACGCCGTTCGTGCCGTCGATCTTTTCTGTGATGAAGCAGCCGCGCTTCAGTCGGGGGATCTTCGCAAATTCCTGAAAGGGGATCATGCCGCCCGTCCCTTCCGCAGTCGCGCGAACGCATCCGCCAGCGGCGCCTGGAGCGCGCGAAGCTGCTGCTCGATCATCGCGATGGTCTTCGGGCCAGGTCTCTTCTGTCCGATGGAGGCCGCCAAAGTGGCCCACTCTTCCGCGCTGATATTTTGAACTCCATCAGCAACGATCCCGCGCTTGCGCAGTTCGATCACGTAGGCGTCGGTCTTGCGCAGACGCTGCGCGATTTCGTGGTGTCTCATGAACACGATCCCTTCTCTGCGACGGCGATTTTCATCTCTCTTTGAAGGTCGGCCATGGCTTGTCCGCTGGCAAAGTATACTCTATTGGAATCCTCTACCTCGGAGGGCGAGTACCCGTTGACACGGATCATGTCGATGACGATCTGCGCGCTTCGTTTTGCGCCAGCATGAAAGCCTCTGACCCATCCTTGCTCGTAATCCGTCATGCTGGCACCTTCTGAGTACCTTCGAGCTTGACGATGAAGCCGCTGCTCACGCTGGTTTCTGGAGATATGGAGATCACCTTGAAGGCTTGATCCTTCATGACTTCTTCCTTCAGGTAAAACTCGACGGCCTTGTGCATCTCCGCTGCGCAGAGGGTCAAACTGTTGTTGCCGATCATGCCGGTTCCTCCGTCTTGTATTTTGGAAGATATTGGTCGAGCATAGCGATCACGTACTCGCCCTCGCTTTGGCCAATTGCCTTCGCTGTGAAGCTGAGGCGCAACTTGACCTCTCGCGGGACCTGCCGGACCCTGATTTCGCTGGGCTCAACCGGTGTGTTTGTGCTGTCCATTCTGTCCATGCTGTCCTTGTGTTCCAATTATGGAATCGGTTCAGTCCGTTTTGCAACCCTAATCTGCATGAGAAATACTTATACCGCTATTCGATGCAAAAACGCTAAATGCAGGGAGCCTGAGTTAGCCTACCGACCGTGAACTTTTCGAGGCCTTCCGCCTTGCCGCCTGGCGCAAGATCGAAGCCAGCGGCGGCTGGACGGGCATCGCGCTCGTGTGTGCGGGCCGGGCCGCGCTCCTATGCGAACGGTGGCATCTGCGGTTGCGATTGGTCTACGCGCCTCAGAACGTGCGCGCTTAGCCCTTGACATTCCCCGCGAAATCGCGGATGCTGGAGGTGATCTTGTGAGCCGTTGGAAGCGGTTCGCTGGTGTCGCCAAGAGATAGGAATTAAGGCCCATGTTTGGGTTGGTGTTCCCGAATGCTTTTCCTCTTGGAGCACTCGGCGAACCTTCCAACAACCCGAAGATGGGCCTCTTCTTTTGTGGGAAGACCGCCGCGATGGGGGCAAGCGAGACCCCGCCGAAAGGTTCAAGGGGCGTGCGTCAAGCGCCAGGTCAGGCGTCGCTGGGCATGTTAGGGACTGAAGCCGCAAAGCTCATTGGAAGCAGGCTTGGACACTGGCGAAGATGATACAGGTTGCCGTGCCGACGAAGCAAACGGACGTGACGATAGGTCGGACCAGAAATGATCTGAACTCTTTCGAAAACGCAGCATTGACTCATAGTCAAGAGATAGCTGCGTTTCCTCCTGGTCCCCCAGATTGTTCTGAGAAGCTTCTTCCGGAGTTATTAGTATGCTTTACTACACAGATGGTTTCTTGATTGGACAGAACCCTTCGAAGATCGAGGAGGCGGCAGTTCTCGATTTGTGCGGGGGTGAGGATCATTTCGAGTCCTTTCGCCCCTGTGCGCGAATCACGCCAGAGATGGTAGTCAGAGGCCACTTCGCGCAGGCGCGTGGCTTGTGGCCCGCCGCTTTGAGCGCTGAGGCTATCTGCCACAAAGTGCTTCCCGCCGCGTGCATGCTGAGGATCAATTCCACGCCCGCTTTCTCGTGTTCGTGAAAGCCGTACGGTTTCCGCCCATCGCACCGCTCCCCATTCTCCCGCTTGCGCCGGCGCGCGGACGCCAGCTTATTGACGATCACATGCCGCTCGTACGCGGCAACCGCCGCGATGATGGTGCGGATCATCTCGACCGATGGATCGCTGCTCTTCGACATCTCTCCGCCCTCGTGCCCGATCACGCGGACCCCGAGCTGGTCGAGGTCCGTCATGATCATCACAAATGGGAGCAACGAGCGGGCAATGCGGCTGCTGTTTTCGACGATCACCACGTCCCCGCGCTTCAGGACAGCGCGGAGAGCGGACAGGGCTGGACGGTTTTCAAGGTCGGTGGTCCCCGAGATCCCTTTGTCGACGAAGTGCTGGGCGATGGTCCAGCCGTTCGCCTTGGCCACGGCTTCGCAGGCAAGCCGCTGCCTCCGAAGCCCATCGCGGCCATCGGAGGCTTGCGAGTCGCCCGAGACTCTCGCGTACGCCAGAATTTTCATGAATTGATCCCTTTGATGATTTCTGAAACGCGCGGGGCGATCTCGCACCAGTCAAATGCGTCAGCCTTAGCGACTGTGACTTCATACGGGCCGATGTATAGATGCGTGATACCGGGGATCTCCATCAGGAGGCTTGAAAGTCCAGTAACGGGACCATCAGTCCCTCGGTAGTGCATATCGATGACGTTTTCGGTGAGCATCCGCCGCGAATTCCAGACGCGCACTCCAGGGGCAGGGCACTGATGCCCGCCCTCGGATCTCGCTGCCCACCACCGGCAGAACTCGAACTCATCGAGATCCAAAGCGACTAGCCGCGTTAGTTGCGGCTCAGACATCCCAGACATGCGGATGAACTCGCGGAAATTCTCAGGGCTGGCAATAGCCTGTGCTACCAGCGCTGACACTTCGGCGGGTTGGTTGATTGTATTCATGCTTTTTTCTCCTCGTAGACCAGAACATGCTCCGGGTGCGCAGCGATATATGCTTTCGTCACCCACACGCGGGCAGCCTGAGGCACGGCAACGGCCCGCAGAGCGTCCCAGGCGAGCCGCTGGCGCTCGAATAACGTCGGGGCAGGGTGGAGGCATTCCCGACAGTCCAGGGTCAACGCGCTGGCCTTGTCGGCCAAGCGGAGAATCTCGTCCACCTCGTCGGGGAGGCATAGGACATCGAAGCAGGCGGTGTAGATGATCATTCGGCGAGCCTCGTCGCGTCCGCCTCGCGGGCGTCAAAGTAGGCGTCACACAGGATGCGCTGCCTGTCGTTGATGTCGCCTGTACCGCACGGCAAAGTGATCTGCCACAGGGCCGGGTTGTCGCACTGGCGGCGCCAGCCTTCGCACGTTCCGGGGAGTTTGTTGATGATGCTGCTCATTCGTTTCCTTTCGTCCTAGCCAAAAGCTTCAGACTTGCCCCTTGATACTTTCCCGCATCTTTGTAGGAACGAAACCAGTATGTTATCCAGGTATCTTTGTATTTGATAACAGTGATTACATTTCCTAGAAAGGAAACTCCAATATCGCCGTCTTCGTCGCAGATGAAGCGAACAAAGAACCGCCGTACCATCCACCTACTGTGCTCCAAGCTGGCGAGGCAGCGGGAGAATTCTCTTACGTGTTGCATGATGGGTTTCCTTTCGTCCTAGCCAATATCGATCTTTCCCAGAGCCTTTTACGGGCCGGTCAGAACGGCAGCACAATCTCCTTGACCGCCTTGTTGTCCTTGTCGATCACCACGATCCGCTGACCGGAACGATGCGCTTCGACGACGATCTTCATCACTCCCAAAGCGTAGCGCAGCAGGTCTGTC